CGGGCTTCTCGGCTGCGCCGGTGAAGAACGAAGGTTCGGCCATCGCTTATGACAACGCGCAGGAAGCTTGGACGGCTCGCTACAACCACGAGACGATTGCTCTCGGGTTTTCCATCACGGAAGAAGCCATCGAAGACAACCTGTACGACTCGCTGTCGGCCCGCTACACCAAGGCACTTGCTCGTGCCATGGCGTACACCAAGCAGACCAAAGCTGCGGCTGTCCTGAACAACGGCTTCGACTCCGATTATCCCGGTGGCGACGGCGTGGCTCTGTTCTCGGCTTCGCACCCGCTGGTTGGTGGCGGTGTCAACTCGAACATCCCCGCCACTGCGGCTGACCTCAACGAAACCTCGCTTGAGGCTGCGGTCATCCAGATTGCTGCGTGGACCGACGAGCGTGGCCTGCTGATCGCGGCTAAGCCGAAGAAGCTGGTTGTTCCGCCGAGCCTGATGTTCGTTGCGACTCGACTGCTGGAGACCGAACTCCGCGTGTCGACCGCTGACAACGACATCAACGCCATCAAGTCGAACGGCTCCATCCCTGAAGGGTACACGGTCAACCACTTCCTGACCGACCCGGACGCATGGTTCCTGACGACCGATGTGCCGAACGGCCTGAAGCACTTTGTTCGTACGCCGATGGCGCAGAACATGGATGGTGACTTCGACACCGGTAACGTTCGCTACAAGAGCCGCGAGCGTTACAGTTTTGGGTGGTCGGATCCGCTCGGAATGTACGGTAGCGAAGGCGCTGCTTGAGCTAAACCCTAGGGAAGTCTAGGTTTTTGGAGGGGGCTTCGGCCCCCTCCTTTTTATCTTCTTGTGTTATTCGTTTAGTTCATGTACCCCCAGCACAGGAGGTCGTCATGAACCAAGGCATCTACAAAATCATCAACGCCGTGAACAACAAGTTCTACGTTGGAAGCGCCGTGAACCTGCGGAAGCGTAAGGCACGGCATTTCTCGGAGCTGCGCACCGGCAAACACAAAAACCGTCATCTTCAGGCTGCGTGGAACAAGTACGGGGAGCAGGCGTTTGTCTTCGTCGCGGTTGAGCTGGTTGAGGACCGCGCACAGCTGCTCGCTGCGGAAAACCGCTGGCTCAAGGAGCACGTCGGGAAAGACTACTGCTACAATATCGGCACCGACGCCACCGCTCCCTTCCTCGGTATGAGTGGCGAGCTAAGCCCAACGTGGGGGTATAAGCATACCGACGAGGCCCGCGAGGCAATTGGGGTCCACAGCCGGGGTCGCGCGCATACCCCCGAGTCCCGCGATAAAATCAGGCAGTACCTGCTGGGTAAGCCAAAGTCTGCCGCTGTACGCGCCAAGATCAGCGCTAGCCTGTCTGGCGAGAAAAACTATAACTACGGTAAGCCCCGCTCTGATGCGTTCAAGGCCAAGGTCAGTAAGGCCGTCGAGGCAGTCGACCCGGCTGGTGTCGTCACAGCGTTCCTCAGCATCGCAGCTCTCCGAGAAGCTTTTGGGCTAACGCCACCTACAGTGAACCGAGCCGTGAAGTCTGAAAAACCTCTTACTCGCGGTCCGTACCGAGGCTGGGTCTTCCGCTACGTCGGCTCTTCCCACGATGTTTGAACCGTGCTACAAGTACGCCACTAGGTGTTTAACCCGTGTCGACTGCCCTAGCAGACGTAGTAGCGACGGCATGGGTAGGTGCTACTACACGGAGATAAATAATGGCGAATACCACGTTCAACGGTCCGGTACGTTCTGAGAACGGCTTCGAGACCATCTCGATCAACCAATCGACCGGTACGGTTACCGTCACCTCCACCCTTGGCCCTGCCATGTCGGTTACTTCTCTGGCGGCAACTGGTGCTGTCACGGCAGCTTCGGTAGCGGCAACTGGCAACGTCACGGCTGACAGCAACGTCGCGCTTGTCGCTGGCGGCGCTTCTGCGTTTATCGCAACCAATACGGCTAACAACATGGGCATCTATTTCGGTTCCGGTGCCCCGACCGTTTCGGCTGCTCAAGGTTCGCTTTACCTGCGTAGCGATGGTAGCTCGACTTCAACTCGTGCGTACATCAACACGAACGGCACGACAGGCTGGGCCGCGATTACGACCGCATCGTAATAGCTCGATAGGAGGGCCACCCCTATGGGTATGCAATACGATGTCAAATCCCAACACCGGTCTACTTCAGGTGTTATATACGGTTCCCGCACCCGTCTGAAGGGGGCTATCCTCTCCGCTAACGCAGCTGCGGCAGCGAGGAACGCCCTTTTCATGGACAATAATCCGCAAGCGGGTACGTATAATATCGTATCCACTACGATGACGGTTACGGTGGCGAATAGTCTCGTTGCTGGTGATACGGTATGGATGGATTTCACCAGCGGTAGCGGCGTGGACGGCAAGTACACCGTTCTTACGGCTAATGCCACTTCCTTCACGGTTACTACGGCGGCATCTGGTACGGGTAACGTGAATGTCTACATGACCGTCTTGCTGGAAGCCGATAGCTATAACGCTGTGGCGTATTCTATCCTTGTTCCCGGCGAAGGCATCCTTGCTGACAATGGGATTTACGTGGGATTACCCGCTAACATAACTGCTACAGTCTTCTACGGGTGACATATGCAAGCAGTCAAAGGCTTCGATATGGCGGGAAAAGGGGTCTTCATCGGCCTCCCCGCCTACGACTTCAAGGTGTCGCTGAAGCTTGCGGTCTCGCTTGCTCGCTTCGCGCAGCTGGCTCCTAAGCACGGTATCGACATCAACATCGGCAGCGTCTGTGGCTGCTCAGTGGTCTCTCGGGCGCGCAACCTGCTGGTGCAGGACCTGCTTGAGTCGGACGCTGATTACCTGCTGTTCATCGACTCGGACATCAACTTCGAACCCGAAGACATCCTGCGCCTGATGGCGTGGGCGCAAGACCCCAAGAAGGGTATTGTGGCGGGTGTCCCCCGCGTCCGGGACGTCAACAAAACCTACATCGCAAACCTCGACCATGATGAAAACGGCGAGCTGACGATGAATGGTATGGGTCTTGTTCGGGCTACGCGCGTAGCTACAGCGTTCATGCTGATTCAGCGTAACGTCATCGAGACCATGATCGCTGCGCATCCGGAGTGGAAGTACTACGACAAGCGCTGCGAGAAGACGGTCCCGGCCCTGTTCGACTTCAAGCTCACCGACGAGGGTTACATGGGCGAGGACTTCCTGTTCTGCGACCGTGCCCGCGAGCTGGGTTATGAAGTGTGGGTCGACCCGACCATTAGCCTCGGTCACATGGGTGTGCAGGAGTACACCGGTAACTTTGGGGACGACGTCCTCTACCCGATGGTTGTTCCGCAGAAGGATGTAGCATGAAGCGCAAGAAGCGGTACCGCGATGGGGGTGTTATCAGCAACAACGTCATGCGCGTGGAACCTGAAGACGCACCGGTCACGGTAACTGGTCGGCGCTTTGGTCAGTTTAACCTAGCCGATCTGAACGTACCCGGCGGCGGTGGTATGGGCCCGTCGATGCCGGGTGAAGGCGGTGGTGGTATGCCCGCTCCTCCCCCTGCTGCGCGTGGAGGTGCTTCACAGCCCGCTAATACCGTGCGGTTTGGTAAGGTTGGTACTGTTGCAGGGCCGGTGTACGGTGCAGAATACCAAGGTAAAAATTTCAATGTTGGTGCGGGTCTTGGCCGAGGACTGATGGGTAGGCAAGGGGCACCTATGTTTGGTGCCAACGCGAATTTTGAATTTGCCAAAGGCGGTAAAGTTAAAAAGAAACCTGTCAAGAAGATGGCCAAGGGCGGTTCCACCGCCTCCAAGCGCGCTGACGGCTGCGCCACCAAGGGTAAAACTAAAGGAAGGTTCGTCTGATGGCTAAGATCGACAAAATCCTCGGCTCCATCTCCCCGATGTATGGGGCCGTCAGCGGGCAGGGTCTGTTCGGTAACGCTCTCGGCGGCCTTGGTGATGCTATGGGCCCGCTAGGCGGCCTAATGCCCATGCTCGCTTCTAGTCAGCGGAAAAAACTGCGCGCCAACAGGGCGGAAGACGCAGCGAAGGACGCTGAAGAAGCGTCTGCTGGCGGCATGAAGCGAGGCGGCGCGGTTAAGAAGATGGCCAAGGGCGGTAGCGCCTCCAAGCGCGCCGATGGCTGCGCCACCAAGGGTAAGACGAAGGGACGGTTCGTATGATGAAGAAGCGCAAGTTCGGCTCGGGCGGTATGCCGTCGATGAAGGAGTCGATGGAGTCGGGCAACCGTGTCTCGCGTCAGGTTGGCGCTGAGACCAAAAAGCTCATGCCCGCTACGCGGAGCACCCGCCCGTCAGTTGGCGATGCCATCGCTTCAGGTAATCGCATGTCCAAGAAAAATGCCGAGGACCTGAAGGCGGTGCAGAAATACGCCAAAGGTGGTAAGGTGAAGCCGGTCGACATCGACATGAAGGGTCTGGAAGAAGCGTCTCGGTCAAAGACATCGTTTGACACTTCTGGCTTGGAATCTAAGGGAGCGGAAGCGCGCAAAGCGAATGCCGCTCAGGCGAAAGAAGCGAAGAAACAGTCGTTCCGAGATGCTTTTGCTGCGGCGCGGAAGAAAGCGCTCGCTGGCGGCCCTGATACTTTTAAATGGATGGGCAAGTCCTACGGCACGCAGCTGGCGGGTGAAAAGCCTAAAGCTAAGCCTGTGGCTGAAACGAAAGCGACCGACCCCTTCAGCGCCAAGACTCCGATGAAGAATATTGCGCGTAACATAGATACCAGTAATTCTCCGATGACGGACACGCAGATTCGCAAGTTCATGAGCGACAACGACAAGGCCGCAGATCGCAGTCTGGATGACACGCAAATTCGCAAGTTTGTGAAAGATTTGAACGCCGACGCAGATCGCAGTCTGGCTGCCACGAAAGCCATGAAAGACAAGAAAGAAGCCGAGGAAAAACGGCTGGCTTCTAATATCGGTAGGGCGACCACGGCCAGTCTTTCCGACGCTGCTAGCCGCGCTATTCCACGGACGCCGGGTATGGCCAAGGGCGGCTCCGTCTCCAAGCGCGGTGACGGCTGCGCGGTGCGCGGCAAGACCAAGGGGAAAATCTGCTAATGGCTAAGTCCCCGGCTTGGACGCGTAAGGAAGGCAAGAACCCCAAGGGTGGCTTGAACGCCAAGGGGCGTGCGTCGGCCAAAGCTCAGGGGATGAACCTCAAGCCGCCGGTATCAGCTAAGGAAGCAGCGAAGTCACCAAAAGCTGCGGGGCGTCGTAAGAGCTTTTGCGCTCGGATGTCAGGTATGCCGGGACCTATGAAAGACGAGAAGGGTCGCCCGACGCGTAAAGCGCTCTCGCTTCGTAAATGGGATTGCTGATATGACTGATGGCGAAAAGACTATGATCGACGCAGCCTCGGTGTTTACCGTTGTTGGGACTTTAATGGACGTGCTTCCGGCTGTTGCCGCCATCTTCACCATCATCTGGACTAGCATCCGTATCTATGAGACAGATACGGTGCAAAAATTTCTCGGGAAGGACTAACATGCCTAGCAAGACCCCCAAGCAGAAGAGCTTCATGGCCGCTGTGGCCAACAACCCCAAGTTCGCCAAGAAGGTGGGCGTTCCCTCTAAGGTCGGTAAGGAGTTCGAGATGAAGGACAAGAAGATGGGTATGAAGAAGATGATGCCGAAGAAGGCCGCTGGCGGTCTGGCCGGTGGTCACAAGGCTGCTGACGGCGTTGCCAAGAAGGGCAAGACCGACACCAAGATGCCGAAGATGGCCATGGGCGGAAAGAGCTGCTGATATGCGACCGAGTCGGGGTATGGGTGCCATAAAGGCATCTAAGATGCCAAAGGCGAAGACTATTCGTCGGAAGGACAACCCCGGCGAGGTCACCATGTACGCCAAGGGCGGCAAGGTTAAGGCAAAGCGCATGGCTGAAGGTGGTAGCACCAAGGATGAGTGCTACTCCAAGGTCAAGGCGCGCTACAAAGTCTTCCCTTCCGCCTACGCCTCGGGTGCTATCTCCAAGTGCCGTAAGGTCGGTGCCAAGAACTGGGGTAACAAAGGTGGCAGTTCGTAAGACCGAGAAAGGCGCTTCGCTTAAGCGCTGGTTCCAAGAGGACTGGAAGGACGTCCGTACGGGTAAAGCCTGCGGGCGTCAGCCCGGTGAGAAGCGCGGCACACCTTATTGTAGACCCAGCAAGCGTATTTCTGATAAGACCCCCAAGACGTCGTCGGAAATGACCCCCACGGAGAAGAAGACGCGTATCGCTCAGAAGAAACGGTTGGGGCAACCTCCGGGTGCACCTAAGCGTGTACAGGCAGCGCGTAGACAGAAAGGGAAGTACGATGGGTAAGCCGGTTGCAGGCCAGCTGGGGCAACCGCAGATGGGCGGCGGTTTTGGTGGCCAACAGTCCCCGATGCTGCAAAAGCCGATGCAGCCGATGGAACCGCAGATGCCGCAGCAGAACCTCGGTGGTTATGGCGGCGGTATGGGCGCGTTCCAAGACTTCATGCGTCAGCAGCAGGCTTCGCAGATGCCGCAGCAGCCAGCGTACGAGGGCTTTGGTAACGGGATGGCTATAAACATTGCCCAGCCGCCGCAGCAGTCGGGAGGGCTTTTAGGTTCTCTCCGTCCACAGCAACCGCAGCAGAACCCCGGCGGTTTCGGTAACCAGCAGCAGCAGTCAATCCAGTCGCAGTTGCAGCAGGCGCTCCAAAGCTTCAGGGGCCAGCAGCAGATGGGCCAGCAGGCTCCGCAGATGCCGATGATTGGACCGGGTGGGGGTAGCCGCGACTTTTATGACCGACAGATGCAGCCCCCGCAAGAATTTGGGCCATCTCAAGCTGCGGCTCAAGCTGCAACGCTACAATCTATGGGTAGCGGCTTCGGCCAAAACAGCAGACCCGACCTCACCGGGGGTCCGATGGGCGCTCCACAGCCGCCCACGCTAGGCCAAGCTACGCAGGCGCAGATGCAGCAGCCGCAACAGGCAGCACAGGCTCAGCAAATTTACGCGTTAAATCAGCAGCTTCAAGCGCAAGGGCGTCCGGGGATGCTGGGGTTCTCTCCTGAGCAGATGCAGCAGAGCCTCAATCAGGTAGGCGGGCAGCCGCAGATGCCGATGATGAACCAACCCCTCGGAAGTATGCAAGACCGTGCTAATCGGCTTGTTGCGGGTGGTTTGGCCGATTTTAAGCCGCAGATGCCGCAGCAGGTTAGGCCGGAGCCGCCGCGTATGCAAGCTATGCGTGGTATTCAGCAGCTGGCTAACCGCCAGAGGGGTTACAACCGCTAATGACTACGACCAGCACGGCAGAGTTTAATCTGGACCTTAATAGCCTCATCGAAGAGGCTTTTGAGCGCTGCGGTGCTGAGTTGCGCACGGGCTACGACTTCCGCACGGCGCGGCGCAGCCTGAACCTGCTGACCATCGAGTGGGCCAACCGGGGGATAAACCTGTGGACTCTTGAGCAGGGGTCGGTCCCCATGGTGCAGGGACAAATCACCTACGACCTGCCTGTGGATACAATTGATCTTCTGGAGCAAGTTATCCGCACCAACGCGGGTTCGGGTCCGAACCAGATCGACATCAACATCACCCGCATCAGCGCCGATACCTACATCACGATCCCTAACAAGAACGCGCAGGGGCGTCCTATTCAGGTGTGGATCAACCGCCGGTCAGGTGCAGACTACCCAGCCACGGGGGTCGCTAACCCGCAGATCAACGTGTGGCCCGCCCCGGACCAGAACAACTACTACACCTTCTTCTACTACCGCCTGCGGCGTATTAAGGACTCCGGTACGGGCGTCAACACACAGGACATCCCTTTCCGCTTCCTGCCGTGCCTCGTGGCGGGCTTGGCGTATCATCTCTCGTTGAAAATCCCCGACGCGCTGGAGCGGTCCATCATGCTGAAGCAGATGTACGACGAAGCTTGGCAGCAGGCTGCTGACGAAGACCGAGAGAAAGCCGCCCTGCGAATTGCTCCACGCCAGTATTTCCGATAAGTTATGTCCTACGGCCCATCGTTCTTGGCATGGGCTGCGGGGTTTTTCGACGGCGAAGGCTCTGTTTTTGTTGAGATATCCAAGAACAAAAACACCCGGCGTAGAGTACGTAACTTGCTAACCGCGTCCGTTACTCAGACATCTACACCGTGCCTGAATCTGTTCAAGGAGCATTTTGGCGGTAATATAACACCGATAACCAAGAACCGTCGACACCACATGAACAACTCTGTCTGCTACGTGTGGCGCGTACGCAGTAAAGATGCGATAGCGTTCCTTGAAGCCATAGCCCCTTATGTGGTAGTGAAGAAGGAGCAAGTAGAGTTAGCGCTTCAGTACCCACTTACGCCAGCAGACGGCAGGAAATATGCGGGTCCCTATAACCCACTGCCTGACGAGGTCCATAACCGGCGTATGGAGATTGGGCAAAAACTCAGGGACATCCGGGCGTCGATGAAGACGGCTTCGGCAGTGAGGGAGGATATAAGTGCCTAATCGCTTTGCCTCCGGCAAACGGGCCATCGCGGAGTGCGACCGTTGTGGTCAGCGTTACAAGCTGAAGGAGCTCAAGCAGCTCGTCATCAAGACGAAGAACGTCAACATCCTTGTCTGCTATACGTGCTGGGAACCTGACCAGCCTCAGTTGCAGCTGGGTATGTACCCCGTGGACGATCCGCAAGCGCTGCGTAATCCTCGCCCGGACGTCAGCTACTTGCAAAGCGGCTTGAACGACAATGGCTTCCCAAGCGAAGGTAGCCGCGTGATCCAGTGGGGCTGGAACCCCGTTGGTCTCGATAATCCACTGGGTTTATCTGGGCTTCCAAATACGCTATTAGGACAAGGTCAGGTAGGCACTGTGACGGTAACGACGGAGAACTAAGATGGCCAAGGGTGGTAAGACAAACGCGCAGATGCTGGCGATGGGTCGTAACCTCGCCAAGCTCGCCAACCAGAAGAGCGGTAAGAAGCCGGTCAAGGACATGGGTAAGGTGAACAAAAATGGCTAACGGCACTCCGAAGCAGGTCCCTGTTGGTAAGAACAACAGCGGCTACCCGAACAACATCGCCAACACCCAGACCCAGAAGACGCGCGGCACCGGTGCGGCGACCAAGGGCACTGGGCACAGTACGAAGATGGGTTGATGAACTACGCTCAGCTCTTTGAGGCCATCAAGGGGTATGTCGAAAACGACTTCCCCAACACCTCGTGGACGGATTCTGCCGGCACGGGGACGGTGACGTTTACCTCAACGGAGCAGATCAATACCTTCATCGTCAACGCCGAAGAGCGTATCTTCAACGCGGTCCAACTGCTGGACCTGCGCAAGAACGTGACGGGTAACTGCACGGCGGGTAACAAGTACCTCTCGGTGCCGTCTGACTGGCTGGCCAACTTCTCACTGGCTGTGATCGACGGCGATGGCAACTATGAGTACCTGCTGAACAAAGACGTCAGCTACATCCGTCAGGCGTTTCCCAACCCTAACGATGAAGGTCTCCCGTCTCACTACGCCTATTTTGACGAAAACTCGTATATCCTCGGGCCTACCCCGGACGATAACTATGAGGTCGAGCTGCACTATTTCTACTACCCGCCGTCGATCACGACTGCGAGCACCTCGTGGCTCGGGGACAACTTCGAAAGCGTGCTGCTTTACGGCTCCCTGCTGGAGGCTTATACCTTCATGAAGGGTGAGCAGGACGTGATTGCTAGCTACCAAAAGCGCTACGACGAAGCGCTAAACCTGCTGAAGCAGCTGGGCGAAGGCAAGAACCGTCAGGACATGTATCGGACCGAGCAGGTCCGCTACCCGGTGAGGTAAGCGATGTTTAACGGGATTAGTGGCGTCGGAGACGTGATGGTTATGGCGACCGAAGGGCGTGGTTTCACGCCCGAAGAGATTGCCGAACGCGCGCTGGACAAGATTATCTATGTAGGAAGCCAGACACATCCGGCTATCCGCGAGCAGGCCGAAGCCTTCAAAGGCAACATCCGTCAAGTGCTTGTGCATTATATGCATGAAGCGGTGCGGTCTCATAACGTGACTCTGGTTAGCAAGTTCAAACAGGCGGGGCATCCAGAGTTGATCCCGATCCTCGACGCATAAGGAGACCTCCATTGCCGATTACCCAAGCCATGGCTACCAGCTTTAAGGCCGAGCTTATGCTGGCCGTGCACGACTTCCGCGCCACTGGCGGCGATACGTTTAAGCTCGCCTTGTACACCTCGTCGGCTACCATCGACGCAAACACCACGGCGTATACCTCGTCAAACGAAGTCTCGTCTTCGGGTACGAACTACACCGCTGGCGGTGGTACGCTGGTCAATCTCGGCGTGGTTACGTCGAACAACACCGCCTCGACCGGTGTCGGCTTCACCGACTTCTCGGACCTGACCTTTGCCAACGCGTCGTTCACGGCCCGTGGCGCGCTGATCTACAACACCACACCTTCGGCTAACTCGAACGCGAACACCACGCTGACCAACGCCGCTGTGGCTTCGCTGGACTTCGGTTCGGACAAGACCGCTTCGAACGGTGACTTTACTATCATCTTCCCGTCAGCAACCAACACGACCGCCATCATCCGGATCGCCTGATGATTGAAGAGCTCATCAGCCGGGTGTTTTACGCCCGCAACGTAGCTCATTTTGAGCACTGGACCGCTAACGGCGTCGGTGCATACGCGCGCCACAAGACCCTAGGCAAGTTCTACGAAGAGGTCATTGAAGCTCTGGATAGCTTGGTAGAGGCATACCAAGGCGCGTTTGAGCTTATCGGCCCGGTGCGCGCTCCGAAGACCAAGGCGACGGATATCCAGCTCATCCTCGTCGAGGACGCAGAGTGGATCGAGAAGAACCACGAGAAAATCTGTAAGGGCAACCGTGCCGTGGCCAACCTCATCGACGGTGTGACTGAGGTGTACCTCACCACGACCTACAAACTGAGGAACCTGATGTGAGCTTCTGGGATCGTTTTGAAAGCACCCGCGACGGTATCGAGGACACGGTCGAGTTCACGATCCGCATCGCCGTGATCACCTTGGCCTGCGTCGTGCTGGTCGTCGTGGCCGCGCTGGTCATCGGCCTGTTCGCACCGAACCATTTGGTAGACAGCGACAAGGTCTTCGAGATTGTTGGCCCCGCGTTCAACATGGTCATCGGCGCGTTCGTTGGCCTGTTGGGTGGTCTGAGCCTCAACGCTAATGCGCGTGATAAGAAGCCAGAAGAGCCTGCGCCTGAACCGGCCCCTGTGGTTGACGATGATGGCATGGCTCCGTGGGAGAAGTATCGCAACGACCTGCGTTACGATGCCAACGGTGACGGCGTGGTTGACGAGAGCGACTTCCCTGACTGGCGCAATCCGGGGGCGTAAGTGACTGGTAATCTCTCCACCGTTGAACTGATCGGCCAGCTCTGGCCCGTCGTTTTGGCGTTCATCTCCCTGACCATCATCCTCGCCAAGATGGATGTGCGCCTCGGTGTGGCGGAGGAGAAGATCAAGACGCTCTTTGAACTCTGGAACAAGAGGAAGGACGGATGAGCCTCGTAAACCTCCAGAAAAAGATTGGCGTCACCGCTGACGGTGCGTTTGGCCCCGGTACGCTCAAGGCTGCCGCTACCTACTACAAGCTGTCGCCTAACCGCGCTGCGCACTTCTTTGCCCAGACGGCGCACGAGAGTGGCAACTTCACGGCGTTCAGCGAGAACCTGAACTATGGTGCGAAGGGCCTGCGCGGCATCTTTGGTAAGTATTTCCCCACCGATGCCATGGCCAAGATGTATGAGCGCCAGCCGCAGAAAATTGCCAACCGCGTTTATGCCAGCCGCATGGGTAACGATGATGAGTGGTCGGGGGATGGCTGGAAGTACCGTGGGCGCGGCGCGCTCCAGCTGACGGGTAAGCTGAACTACCAAGCGTTTTCCAACTACATCAACCGCCCGGACGTGATGACAAACCCCGACCTAGTGGCAACCGAGCTCTGCTTTGAGTCGGCCTTGTGGTTTTTCGACAAGAACAAGCTCTGGGGTATCTGCGACCAAGGCATCAACGACGCCGCCATCCTAGCGCTGACAAAGCGGATCAACGGTGGCACCCACGGCCTCGATGACCGCATGGCGAAGACGAAGAAGTTCGCTGGGTGGGTGGCATGATCCCTAACCCTATTATGCTATACGCAGCGGCAGGCGCTCTCATTGTTGGTGCAGCCGCAGGGTATAAGGTCCGCGACTGGCAGTGTGACGCAGCGTACGCAAAGGCTATGGAAAAGGCTGAGAAGCAGCGCGTCAAAAAGCAAGAGGTGGTAGATGTTATTTCGCAAACGTACGAGGCCCAACGCGATAAAGCCAATGGGGTGGCGACCGAGAGAACCTATACCATTCGCGAAATATACAAAACGGCTCCTGCCGTTCCTGTTGATTGTGCCGCTCCTGATGCTGTGCGTAAGCTGCTCGAAAGCGGTATCCGTGACGCCAATGCCGCGTCCTCCGGCGAACCTAGCGTCGAAGTGCCCAGCGCTTCAGAACCCGCCGCTGGTACTGCTCGACCCTGAACGGGCGCTCTGGGAAGCGGACATGATTGCAAAATACGCGGATTGCGCCACCAAGCACCGCCTGACGGTTGAAGCTTGGAAAAATGCCGTAAGCGTGCAATAAGATACGCAAGGGAAAAGGGTTGCTATGCCCACACTGTATATCGACTACGAGAGCGGAAACGACAACTACGGGGGCACTAGCTTCGCGTTGCTGGCTTCGGCTGCGGATGGCGCGCTTACCACTCTTGGCGCGTTTACAAGCGCGTCTGCGTCGTTCCCGAATGACGGGTCGCTTATCGACCAGTACCTGTCGATCTTCAACGGTACAATCTATGCCGTGTACCGCGTGACAGCGTGGGTCTCGGCAACAGCGTTGACCGTCGTCCAAATTACAGGCGGTACAGCGCTAGCTTCGCTGTCAGCGCGCCAGTACTTCATCGGGGGCCGGTGGAAGACGGTTAACATTGGCGCAACAGCAGTCAGGACTATTCCCGGCGACACTATACGTATAAAGGCTACGGCTGGCCCATCACTAGTTGGCAACGCTTTGTGGACTGGTGGCCTAAAGCCCGCTAGCAAAGTTATAACATCTTCAACGAACGCGACACCTATCGTCATTACGTCTACTGCCCACGGGTTTGTAACAGGTGACTATGTACTGATTACAAGTCATGCCACGAACACTAACGCTCTAGGCGTGTGGAAAGTCGGTACAACAGCAGCAAACACGTTCCAAATCCTCCAGCTTAACGGTTCAAATACCACAGGTAACGGGGTGGGTAGCGGTGGAAGTGCGCAACAAATCAATAGGAATATTGTAAAGCTGGATTCGCCAGTAAACCAGAATATCGCATTATGTGGTGGACTAGGGCAGAAACCTATATGGACTGCTGCTACTGCAAACGTCACCTGCACGCAAAACCTAACAGACTACAAGGAAGGCTATTCGGCTGCACAGCTAGCTGTTAACGCGACCTTCACAACAGGTAAAGTCGCATACTACACGCTCCCAGCAACGCTCGACTTGTCTACATATCAGCAGGTTGCTTTCTGGGTTAAGCAGTTTTCTGGGGGGTCAACAGTGGCCACTCCCGGCTATATAGCCCTTTGCACCGACACGGTGGGCGACACAGTCGCACACACATGCACTATACCACCACTAACAAATACTAACGTATGGAACCCAATTACAGTAGACCTAGGAGTTAATTTAAACTCCGCCATACGTTCTGTTGCGTTTTATATAACGATTGATAACAACGCGCAGACTATGATATTTGATAACATTATAGCTTGTAAGGCGTCTTCCTCGGCTGATAGCTTAACCCTCAGTTCAGTGCTTTCAAAAAGTGACGGCACTGGGGTCGAGGCGTGGTATGCGGCGCAGTTTATTAATTATGACGCTATGATGATTTCAAACTCAAACGCGTTCCTTCCAACAAACCAAAATCAGTTGGGGTATAGCGGAACCACAGAGACAGTTAGCACATACAAGAGTGAACCTGTTAAGCCCCTTGGAACTGTCAATAACGTAGCTCAAAGCATAGTCCCAAATGAAAGCGGCACCTCTGGTAACCTTATATCCTATTCAGGAGGGTGGAACCGGACAGATATGTCTACACAGACAGGGCAGACATGGTTTGATGGGTCTAACGAAAATCAGTCTGGCGTTGCTCCCTCCTCCAGAAGTTTTTTAAGCTTCGACCGTATGAATGTTGTCCGTTATGCACAGGGCTATAACCTATTGAGTAGCTCAACTTCCTTCACTATCGGGACAATATACGCCACAAACTGTGGCGTCGGTGTGAACTTCAACGGTACTGTGTCTGACACAACTTTCGGTAACATTTGGGTAAATAATAATAACAGCAGTTTTGGCGGTATGAACATATCAAGTGCTAGGGGCGTTACAATAGGTAATATATACAGCCTTAATAATGCTCTTGGTATGAATATGGGTGGAGTAGATGTAACTATTGAAAGTATTACTGTAGTGAATAGTAACACCGCAGGTATTCAGACAAACGGTGTTTTTAACTGGCTAATTAAAACCGCTTCAATAACGAATTGTGTAGGTGTCCCCGCCATGACTTTTTCAGGCTCTGCAAATTTTGTCATTGGTGGTGGTAGCACATCAGGTAACGGTAGCGGTATAACGCAGGGGGGAACAGCATATCCCACACAAGCATACCTTAGCAACTTTACCATTAACGAAACCACAGAGGTCAGCATCTCATCGGGCTTTTTCGGTCAAATGTTTGTCTATTCCAACCGGCACGATAACACTGACAACAATAGCTGGGTTTTCCAAGGCATCGGTACGGTAAACCAGCAGACTGCTGTCGTCGATAGCCCTGCTACTACTAGCTGGCTGATGCGCCCCACCAGTACTTCTGCAACGACCTTATTCCCTTTGCGTTTAAAGCTTGGTACAGTCGTGTGTGCGGCAAGCAGTCTCGTTACTATTACAGTACGTATGCGGCGCACTAACACTGGCCTTACCATGCGCCTTATATGCCCCGGAGGTCAGATTTCTGGGGTTTCTTCGAACGTAACCGCTGACATGACCGCAGCAGCAGACACATGGGAAACGGTGACAATCACTTTTACCCCCACTAAAGCTGGTGGTGTTGACATCTATGCCTACGCCTTCGGCGGCACCACGTTTTCCGGTTACGTCAGCAACATCACAGCGTCACAGGCATAAGCCATGTACGAGATCATCGACAGGGAAAAAGATGTTGCCGGCAAGTGGCGCATCCGCGTGGCCATCAGCGGTCAAACCGTGACGTTTAAGTTCCAGTCTGACCCCACAGACGAGGAAGTGCAGGTCGAGGCCGCGCGTTACGACGCGATGATGCAGGAGCAGTCAGATGCCGCTCCCAACTCGGACTGATGTTCTAACCCTAGACTACTCGGGTGCCGGTCAGCCGGCAGCGTACATCGAAGCCAAGGCGCTCAGCCCGTCTTCGGCAACGCTCGACTATAGCGTAGCCGCGCAACCTGTTTATGGCCTTGCACCCGGCGGCGGTAGTGGGGTTACCGTAGACCTTTCGGCTGTTTCGGCTACCGGGTTTGTTGGGTCGGTCAGCGTCACTGGTGCCGCTAACTTTGCCATTACAGGCGTCGTAGCCCAAGCTACCATCGACGGTGTAGGCGTTGCTGTTAGCGGTTCTATATCGGTGGACCCCAACGACGATCCCGGTTTTGGGCTTGTCGGTACCGTAACTGTTGTCACTCGCGCCAATGTCACCCTGACAGGCGTGGAAGCTATTTGTTCGCTCGGCACCGCTATAGTTAGCGCGGCTGAACCGGCCCCGGTTACGGGGGTCCTAGCCACCGGTTCGGTTGGTAGTGTCACCACACAGTTCGGGAACAACGTAACCCTTACGGGCGTTGCGGCTGTAGCTATTATTGACGGCGTAGGTATTGCTGCCGGCGGCTCTATCTCGACGGAACCCCACGAGAACCCCTGCTTGGGCCTTGTCGGCACCGTAACTATTTTTTCGGTAGCCAGCGTTGCGGTTACGACCACGGGTGTTTCTGCTTCGGGTGCCGTTGGCACCGTAGATTTCCAGTACAACGCCAATATCGAAATCACTGAGCCGTACACGGTATTTGCGGATTTAGGTACGGTTAGTGTCGCGGGTAAAGCGAACGTCGCACTCACTGGCGTTGCTGCTTCGGGCGCGGTGGGTGATGTCACAACTGCTTTTAGAGTAAGCGTAGACGCCACAGGCGTGGAAGCCACTGCTTCTGTAGGTACAGCCCTTGTTGCAGCTAATTGCAATATCCCATCTACCGGAGTTGAAGCCACCGGGACTATCGGCGCAGTCGAGGTTGCGGGTAAAGCGAACGTCGCACTCACTGGCGTTGCTGCTTCGGGCGCGGTTGGCACGGTCGCTACTAGGTCGAGCTATTACGTCTCCGGCGTATCCGCCACTGTCTCCCTTGGCGGCGTAGCTATCTCCCTCGGTACCAACGTGCTTGTTACCGGCGTACAGGCTATCGGGTCAGTCACTACTCCGCTCGTCTGGGGTGTCATCAACGACAATCAGGTACCCAACTGGCAAGACGTCAACGACTCGCAAAGCGTAACTTGGTCTGCTATAGACGATAATCAGACGCCAAGCTGGACCTCAGTGAACGCCTCGCAATCCACCACGTGGAGTGCTATAAACGACGGGAACACCGTGGTATGGGTAGAGATACCAACGTAAGGGACGAACATGCCTAGCACGTACAGCAACCTCAAAATCCAGTTGATGGCCACGGGTGAGAACAACACCACGTGGGGCGACGTCACCAATACCAACCTTGGTACAGCCATTGAAGAAGCTATTGCGGGTACTTCGGACCCTATCTCCTTCTCTAGCGCCAACGTGACGATTACGCTGACAAATACAAACGGCCCACAAAATGCGCGTAACGTACGCCTCAATCTGACGGGTACTGCCACTGCGGGTTATAACCTCATCGTCCCGGCGATTGAGAAACCGTATATCATCAACAATGGCACTGACGGCACCATCACCGTCAAGAACACGACAGGAACCGGCATCGCTGTCCCTGCCGGTAAGACCATGTGGGTCTACAATAATGGTACAAACGTCGTAGATGTAACTACTCACCTCACGTCGCTGACGCTTGGCACGTTTCTCCCTATTGCTTCTGGTGGTACTGGTGGGAACACTGCCGCCGCTGCGCGTACAGCACTTGGCGCAACAACTGTTGGCGGAAACGTCTTCACGCTGGCTAACCCATCGGCAATCACATTTCCCCGGTTTAACGCCGACAATACTGTTTCTGCACTTGACGCTGCAACTTTCCGAAGTGCGATTGGTGCGGGTACTAGCTCGACCACGGGTACCGTTACCTCAGTTGCTACCACAGGCACAGTCAACGGCATCACTCTTACGGGCACCGTTACCTCATCGGGTACGCTCACCCTTGGTGGCGCTCTCTCTGGTGTTAGCCTGACCACGCAGGTCTCCGGTACGCTTCCTATTGCTAACGGTGGTACTAACGCCACGACTGCTGCGGGTGCGCGAACCTCACTTGGTTCAACCACGCTGGGCGATAATCTCTTTATTATCACCAACCCCAGCGCGGTTACGTTCCCACGCTTCAATGCGGACAACACGGTCTCTGCTCTGGACGCCGCTACGTTCCGCACTGCAATCGGCGCGGGCACCGGTGGTGGTTCCGTCACCTCGGTTAGCGGCACGGGCACGGTCAATGGCCTCACCCTCACGGGCACCGTTACCAGCACCGGCAGTCTCACCCTTGGCGGCACTCTGTCGGGCGTTGCCAACAGTGCGCTGACCAACTCCGCCATCACTATTAACGGGTCGCCTATTTCACTTGGTGGCTCGGTTTCAGTCGGCACGGTTACCAGCGTAGCAGGTACCGGCACAGTCAACGGTCTCACGCTTTCTGGCACGGTTACCAGCACCGGCAACATCACGCTTGGGGGTACGCTTTCTGGCATTGCCAACAGCGCACTGACCAACTCCGCCATCACCATCAACGGGTCGTCTATCTCGCTTGGCGGCTCGGTTTCGGTCGGCACGGTCACCTCTGTCGGCGGCACTGGCTCGGTCAACGGTCTGTCTCTCTCCGGCACGGTTACCAGCACTGGCAACATCACGCTGAGCGGTAGCGTCACTTCGGTGGCTGCGTCGGCTACGATCAACTCTTTCGTCATCGGCTACTTGCAGGTTCCGCAGGGCACGAACACGACCGCCGCCGCGTCTGACGTTGGCAAGCATCTCTACGTGAGCTCTGCGGTCACGATAAACGCCAGTGTGTTCAGCGCCGGAGACAGCTTCGTCGTTGTCAACAGCAGCGGCTCAGCCATCAACATCACGCAGGGAGCCAGCGTCACGCTTCGCCTTGCGGGCACCGCCACGACGGGCACTCGCGCGCTTGGGGCTTACGGCATGGCCTCGGTGTTGTGCGTTGTCGGTGGTGGCACGCCCACCTTCATGGTCTCCGGCGCGGGGGTGTCCTGATGAGCGGCATTATGTGCGTGATGCTGGGGGCGAGCCAAGAGCTGGTTACCTTGGGCTTTGACGCCGACTTCTTGATGACATCCAACGGCAGTTCGCCCTCCTTTCAGCAAGCCAGCTTTTCCCTACTGTCCAACACCACTGCCTCCGCTTCTGCGGTCAACGTAACTACCGCCGCCACGCGGTGGGCTACGCCCACAACGGCGGGGATTGGCAGCCTGTACGAAGTGCGGCTGGAGGTCTCCTCCATTGTTTCCACAATCGACCCCACGCAGATACAATTTGCGGGGGTTAATGTCACCGCCGTGGGAAACACGCCGTACTACGCCCTCTCTTCCACGCGCTCCCTTGTGGTGACGGCCTATACAAACCCGCAGGTGGGTGACAGCGATTTTGCCCAGTGCATAGGGACGGTGCGGGTGCGGAGTATCATAAACCCTGCTATCTCTGCCACCGCGACATTCAGTCTTACCGCCAACGCAGACGTGTAAGGAGTAGTAGGTGGCGTTCATCAAGCTCCAGTTTAAGCCGGGTGTGAACCGCGACCAGACCGACTACTCCAACGAGGGCGGCTGGTACGAGTGCGACAAGATCAGGTTTCGCTCCGGGTACCCAGAAAAGATTGGCGGCTGGGTTAAGGCTACCCCGACTGCGTTTGACGGCGTGTGCCGCCAGATGTGGAACTGGATCACGACGTTCAACGATAACTTCCTTGCGCTTGGTACGGACGAAAAAGTCTACATCGAGAACGGTGGCTATTTTAACGACATCACGCCCTTTGCCACTGCACTGGCGGGGTCGAACACCTTTGCGGTGATTAACACCCAGAAGCTCGTCACGGTGACCACGACGACCGCGCTTCCTTCATGGCTTGATACCGGCGAACCGGTGCTCATTGCCGGGTTTGCATCTGCTCTTGGCGGCGTCCCTATTGGCGAGCTGAATGGCGTTCGCACGGTTACGGTAACCGGGGCCAATAGCTTTACGTTCGTTACAACGACAGCTGCTTCGTCCAATGCGTCCGTAAGTGGCGCGGGATATACGGTACAAACCGAAATCGAACCGGGTAATGCCATTACGATTGCAGGTATCGGATGGGGTGTGGGCGCGTGGGGACGTGACGCTTGGGGTTTGGGGAGCACCACAGGCGGTGTCAACCTCCTCCAACGTGACTGGTGGTTTGACAACTTCGACAACGACCTTGCGATGAATATCCGCAACGGTGCACCTTACTGGTGGGTTCGCGGGTCGACGGATGACCCGTCTACTTCGCTGGCTACGCACGCTATTACACTGCAAGACTATGCGACTGGAGAGGGCTACACGGCTTCCTCGGTACCCGTGCGGGTTATGCAGCTGCTGGTATCGCAGCAGGACAAGCATCTCCTTGCCTTTGGTGCGGTGCCGTTTGGTTCAACTAGCGAAGCCGACTTCGACCCGTTGCTTATCCGCTGGGCCGATCAAGATACTCCGGGTGACTGGACCCCGAGCCAGACCAACACCGCTGGTGATCTACGCGTCTCACGCGGTTCCCGTATCGTGCGCGCCCTGCCAACCCGGCAGGAAGTCTTGGTTTGGACCGACACCAACCTCTACACGCTCCAGTTCCTCGGTACGACCGATGTCTTCGGGCTTCAGGAATACGCGGATAACATCTCGATTGCCTCCTCACGTGCGGTGGCTTCGGCTGCCAACATCACCTACTGGATGGGGCAGGATAAGTTCTATGCCTACACGGGCCGCGTCGAGACGCTGCCCTGCACCTTGCGCAACCACGTCTTTAAGAACATCAATTACGAACAATTCGACCAGATTATCTGCGGCACCAACGAACAGTGGAACGAAGTCTGGTGGTTCTACCCCACGGCGCTGAGCGACTATAATAACGCCTACGTGGTCTATAACCATCTTGAGCGCATCTGGTACTACGGCACCATCGACCGCACGGCTTGGCTTGACACTCCGCTCCGCCCGTACCCACAGGCTGCTAACACCTCCGTGTCAGTCGATGGGGGCGTCGTCACCACGGGCGATGGCTTTCTCTATTACCACGAAGCCGGCGTGGACGACGATGTTGATCCGATGATTAGCTATATCCAGTCGTCGGACTTTGACCTTGATGACGGCGACCAGTTCATGCTGACGCGCCGTATCCTCCCTGACATCGGGTTTGATGGCTCGGCAATCGGTATAGAGCCAGAGGTCACTCTACAGGTGCGCCCGCGCAACTTCCCCGGCAGTACGTTCAGCGCAGACGCTGCGGATACTCAGCGCGTCATCGAGACTTCGATTGGCGTCTATACCGATCAGGTCTTTGTCCGCGCCCGCGCCCGCCAGATGGCGCTTAAAGTGCGTTCCGACCAACTCGGTGTGCAGTGGCAGCTCGGCGCACCGCGCCTTGATGCGCGTCCTGACGGGAGGCGCTGATGGCTCTTACTAGGTTCAGGGCGTCACCCTTACCCAACCCCACAGCGCAGTACGACCCTCAGTACCTGCGGCAGGTTGTTCGTGTCATCGAGACTTACTTTTCCCAGTTGGACAGCAACACCCCTAACTACGCGCAGTCATACACGGCAGACACTTTTAACGGCATCGCCGCTACGAAGCAGGTCACCACGGCGGAAAAAAACGCGCTTACCCCTAGCGCAGGGTGGGTAGTATTTGATACGACGTTGGACAAGTTATGCGTCTATAGCGGGTCCGCGTGGGAGACCGTGACTTCTGTTTGAGTTGAGGCTATAAGCGTAGCCGTAAGGTAGGAACGACGGCCTATGAACGTACAGGAAATGCCGCCGGTTAGCGCATCCGCAAACAACACGTCTGTTGCGGGTCGTCCCCCCATGCTTGGTACTCCGGTGCCCGGTACCGCTGGCGGTCTTCCGGCGCAGGGCGGTTTGTCTGTTACTCAGAACCCGATGGCGCAAGAGCTTCAGGGTTACGGGCGCAACGGCGACTCCATGCTGGTCCACATGACGCCGGGTGAAGTCGGCGGTCTCCAGCAGCTTGCCATGGCTATGGGCGGTTCGCTCTCCATCAACCCCGACACCGGCCTGCCCGAAGCTAACTTCCTGAAGAAACTGTTGCCAACTATTCTTGGCGCAGCCCTTGCCGCTACCGGTATTGGCGCACCTCTTGCTGCTGGTATAGTTGGTCTGGGTCAGACCGCGCTCACTGGCGACATCTCCAAGGGCCTGATGGCTGGTCTTCAGGCGTTCGGTGGCGGCTCACTTGCTGGTGCTGCTGGGCTTGGTGGGGCAATCTCCAACAACGCCTTCGGCGCGCTGAGCAGTAAAGCAGGGATACTGGGCGCAAACATGGGTGCCGGTGCTGCGACTGTTCCCGGAGTAGCCAACATTGTTGCTGGGGGTTCTGCCCCCCTTAGTGCTGCTAACGTCGCTGGTGGTGCTGGTTCCCTTGGCGCTGCTACAGCCCCTGCTGCGCAGGCTACACTTTCCGGTGCTACCCAAGCCATTCCGGGCGCTATAAGTGCTGGCGCTGCTCCTGCTGGTATCGGTGCTGTCAGTGGCGGTCTCGGCGCGGCTACTCAAGCTGCCGCCCCCGCTGCACTTTCCGGTGCCACTCAAGCCGTTACGAGCGCTGTTGCGCCTGCGGCTAAAACAGGCTTTCTCTCCAAGTTCGGCGCTACGGCCAAGCAGGGTCTTGGTAAGGGTATGGCCGCTAAATACGCTCCCTACGCTGCGGGTTATGGTCTGCTTAGCGCAGCCAACGAAGCATCCACACCTACGCTCAGGATGCCGGAAGAAAAGAAGTCCGACTATAAAGGTCCGTACCTGCCCCAGCCGCGTAAAGTGCGGTTCCAGACTCCGGAGCAGATGCGCGAGTCCGGCGGTGCTGAGTTCAGCTACTTCGAAGATGCTAACCCGTATCCGGGCTTTATGCCGGCCCCCGGCATGGCCGAAGGTGGTCTGGCTGCGCTTCCCGCTGCGGGTGACTTTCAAGCTTCTGTAGACTTTTTCAACCAGAACCCCGGCGCAATCACGGCGTCGATGTATCCCACTCGGACACCTGCGCCAGCTCAAGCCGCGCAGGCTCCTGCCGCTTCCGGTCAAGGTGAGCAGAAGTTCACCTTTGCGCCGCCCACCGAACAGGTGCCGAATTTCTCTAGTGGTCAGGATTACTTCTTCGGAGGTATGCCCTCTGATATGTCGGAGCGTCTTCGGCGCGCGTTTGGCTCTAGCCGTGACAGCCAGAACAACGTATACGCCAGAGGCGGTGAAGTGGATATGGAGGATGGCTCCTTTGTTGTTGACGCTCGCACAGTCTCTGAACTCGGCAATGGCAGCAGCAATGCTGGTATTGAGCATCTGGCTCGCATGGGTGGTCGTCCTGTTCGTGGTAATGGTGATGGGGTTAGTGATTCTGTGCCAGCACGTATCGGAGGCCGCCAAGAAGCTCGGGTGGCGCGCGACGAGGTAATCTTCTCACCGGAGGCGGTCAGCCGCCTCGGCTCTGGTAGCCACAGCAAGGGTACCAAGAAGCTCTACGCCCTTATGGGTAAGGCCCATAACGCTCGCAAGAAAGCGGGTCGGGGTCAGGACACCAAGGTCGCCAAGGGTCTGGGAGCTCTGAGGTGATTATCTCTCTTGTGCCTCCGGATCACGTAATGAACGTGTGGCCTGCCGTTGCGGGTTACGTGGAGAACGCGCTTGAGTATACCGATGGTCGGTACGAGCTTGATGACGTGCTCGCCATGGTTGAAGGCGGTGGGTTCCTACTCTGGATAGCCTTCGATGACGAGTCCATCAAAGGCTGCGTAATTACCCAGATCATGGATTACCCCCGCAAGCGTTTCCTCGGTTGCCCCTTCGTTACGGGCGACAACTTTGCATCATGGAAGCAGCCTATGTTCGAGACCCTTCAGCGCTACGCGCGCGACACCGACTGCGTCGGCCTTGAGGCTACTGCGCGTCTCGGTTGGGCACGCGTGTTTAAGGATGACGGCTACGAAGCTATGTGGCAAACTTTTCAGCTGCCAGCGGCGGGAGTAACTCATGGGTAAGACGACACCTCCTCCGCAGGCCCAGCAGGTCACCACGACGAGCAGCAATATACCAGAATACGCACGTCCGTATTTCGAGAACGTCACCAACCGGGCGATGGCGGAGTCGTATCAGCCGTACACTCCGTACCAAGCTCCTCGTATTGCTGGCTTCACCCCGGCGCAGGAGCAGGTTCAACAGAACATCCTCGGCTTGAGCACCCCAAACCAGTTCGGTGCTGGTTCCGCTCTGGCGTATCAGGCGGGTCTTGGCGCGCTAGGGCAGCAATACGATCCCAGCCAGTTCAACGCGCAGCAGGTGGGGGCACCCAATCTTCAGCAGTTCCAGATGGGTCCTGCCATGGGTGTGGGGGCACAGCAGTACGGCGCTCCACAGATGGGCGCTGCGCGGACAGACTTTCAGCCTAACCTGCAAGCGTTCCAGATGGGGCCTGCTCGTGAGGTAAGCTCTCAGCAGGTTAGTGCTCCTGAGATGCAGGGGGCGCAGACTGGTTATCGCCCCGACCTACAGGCGTTTCAGTTTGGCCCTACCCAACAGGTGTCAGCGCAGCAGGTAAGTGCCTCTGACATGCAGGGTGCGCAGACTGGTTTTGGCCAGCAGCCGCTGGAACAGTTCCGTATGGCTGGGCCGCAGATGTTTGGGTCTGAGCAGGCTCAGCGCTATATGTCGCCGTTTATCCAGCAGGCGCTGGAGCCGCAGCGGCGCGAAGCTGTTACCAATGCGCGGCGCGCACAGGTGGCTCAGGACCTTGGGTCTGCTCGTCAGGGCACTTACGGTGGTAGCCGCCAAGCGCTTGCTTCCTTGGAGCGCGAACGTAACCTCGGTCAGCAGCTTGGTGATATCGAAGCGCGCGGTATGGAAGCGGCGTTTGGTCAGGCGCAACAGCAGTTTGAGCGTGACCGCGCAGCGGGAATGACGACGGGTCAGCAGAACTTGCAGGCTGCACTTCAACAGCAGCAGCTGGGCACCCAGACGGGTTTGCAGGCGGCTCTTGCTAACCTGTCCAATGAGCAGCAGGCACGAGTCAATAATCAAGCCCAGCAGTTCCAAGCGCAGGGGATGAACGCCGAGCAGGCAATGCGCGCTTCGCTTGCTAACCAAGGTGTGGATGTTACCCGCGCGCAGGCCAACTTGCAGTCGCGTATGCAGACGCAGGAGCTTGGTGCTCAGCAAGGATTGCAGGCCGCTCTCGCTAACCTCTCGAACGAGCAGCAGGCGCGGGTCAACAATCAAGCGCAGCAGTTCCAAGCTCAAGGGATGAACGCCGAACAGGCAATGCGCGCTTCGCTTGCCAATCAGGGCGTGGACGTCACTCGGGCGCAGGCCGACCAGCAGGCGGCGCTTCAAACGCAGCAGCTGGGGACTCAGACTGGCCTTCAGGCAGCGCTGGCAAACCTCTCGTCGGAACAGCAGTCAAACGTCCAGAACTTGGCGGCACAGCTTCAGACGCAAGGGCTGAACTCTGAACAGGCAATGCGCGCTGCGCTTGCTAACCAACAGGCTGGGCTCACTGTTGGGCAAGCCAATCTACAAGCTCGTCTGGGTACGCAGCAGTTGGGGGCTCAAACGGGTCTTCAGGCGGCGCTGGCTAACCAGCAGCAGAACCTCGAAGCGCAGCGGCTCGGAGAGCAGTCGCGCCAGTTTGGCGCGGGCCAAAGGTTGTCTGGCTTGCAGACCGCAGGCCAGATGGGTCAGACGCTGGGTAACCTCGGTCAGTATCAACAGCAGGCTAATCTCCAGCGGCTTGGAGCGCAGGGTGCGGCAGCGGCTGAGCAACGTGGCCTCCAGCAGCAGTACCTCGACCAAGGCTATGCGGACTTCCTACGCCAGCGCGACTACCAGATGGAACGACTGGGTCAGTTCAGCAACATCCTGCGCGGCTTGCCGGTGGGTCTCAGCTCAACCCAAACGAGCTACGCAACGCCGCCGTCGTTTGCTTCACAGGCACTTGGTGCCGGTCTGGGTGGCCTGAGTATGGCCCGCTTGATGGGTGGTCCGTAAGGAGGATTAGATGCCTAAACCGTTCAGCCTCCAAGCCCCAGAAGATATCGCCAAGGAATATGGCGGTAACAAGCAGAAGATCGCGCAGGCGATGCAGACCGGGCTTGTCGACCCCACGGCGGGTACCCTTGCGGGTATGTTCATCGACCGTATGCGCAACGCGCAGATGCAGGAAGGCGCTCAGCAACCGTCCGTAGCGCAGCAGGTATTTGCCCCTCCAGCCCCGCCTGCTCCGCCTCCCGGTGCTCCGCCTATGGGTGGTATGGGTCCGCCTCTCGGTGCTCCTCCGATGGGTGCTCCGCCTATGGGCGGTATGCCGCCTGCGCCTCCGATGGGTGCTCCGCCTATGGGTGCACCTCCGATGGGTATGGCTGACGGCGGCTTGGCTGCGCTCCCCGTTCCGGACAACATGTTCGATGAGCCCATGGACGGCGAGTATGCCGGCGGCGGCATCGTGGCTTTTGCTATGGGTTCGCCCGGTCAGATACAGCAAGAAGACCCCGAAGCGGACCTTCTTGCGTCTCAAGCCTACTTCAACGACCCAGAGAAGCTAAAAGCTGACTACTTTATGGGTGGCCAACCCAAGCGCGAAGCTGCTGAACGCCTCCGGCAGTTCTATGCAGGCGCGCTTTCTGAGGAAGGTTTGAAGAAGCGCCGCGATGAGGATAAGTATTTCGCCCTTGCGCAGCTGGGTGCCACCATGGCGAGCACTCCAGGTAGCCTGCTACAGGCGTTCGGTGCAGGTGTCGGTAAGGCTCTTCCGGGTCTTCAGGAAGCCAGCAAGGAGCGGCGCGCCGAGCAGCGTGACGCCATTAAACAGCTGGCTGCCGACGAAGGCGCGACCAATGCTGAGCAACGTGAAATTGGCAAGATGGTCATGGATGGCCGTCTGAAGGCGACCGACATCGGTCAGGCCGTCGCCAAGATGAGGGCTGACAGAGAAAACGCGAGATTGGAACGGGAAAATGCGCTTCAGCGGACGAGGATGACTGTTTCTGGAGGTATCACAGAGGCAAATATTGCCGCTGGTGCTAAAGGTAAGGATGGTTTGGTACCGACTTTCGGGCAAGCGGTAGAGCTTGCTACGCAAAATAAAAACCTCATGAAAGATGCTATCGAGAGTATGGCGGAAGCGGAGAAAAAAGGCAATTACGCTGACTTCAAAGCGGCTAGGGCTCAATACTCCACTTCATTACGCAATTACAACCAAGTAGCGAGGCTTGTTGGGCAAGAGGCAATACCCAGTATTGCTGTGAACCGCTTCCCTAAAATGGCTAAACTAGCTGAGCAGGACAAGAAAACCGCGCCGACTGCGGGTACGGGGGTGTTAAAGAATCCCTCGGCTGGAAAACCTCCTGCGGGCGTGACGCAGGCTGAATGGGATGCTATGCCTCCGAAGGACCGTGCGCTCTTTCAGTGAGAGATACTTAAATGGCTGAATTTTCCCTAGAGCAACGTCGAGCTATCGCACTTGCGCGGGCGCGTGCGTCTATCCGGCAGGGGCAGAGTTCAGAACCAACGGATTCCTCGGTCTTCAAGCGCAGTGCAGAGCTCGATGCAGAAGAGCGCGCCGCGCAGGAGAAGCTGGCGCAGGACACTCAGAGGCTCGAAGCCTACAACCAGAGTGCCATTGGTAAGTTTCTTGCGGCCCCATCGCGGTTGTTTGGTGGGGAGTCGTTTGCTGAAGAGCAGCTTGCAAAACGTAAGGCGGATGCCGCTGAAGTTGCCAAGCGCATCAACCGCGAGCGGGCTTTCATGGAGCGGGAGGGGCGTGTTGCTCCTGCGCCTACTCTTGGTGAGTATGTAGCTGCTGGTCTTAAAGCTCCCGCGCGCGGAGCCATCGAAGGCACGTCACAGTTCCTCGGTACCTTGGGTGTCACTGGCGAAGAAGGCGAACAAACTGCTCGCGCTGCGGAAGAACGCGGTACGGCTTTTGCGAAGAGCCTTGGGCTGGGCGCGAGCGAAACCGCCGAGTTTGATCCGCTTATGCGTAATATCGAAGCATTTGGTGGCGGTCTCGGTAGTACTATCCCATACCTCGGCGCGGAATTGTTGGGGCAAAGGCTCAAGCCGCTTACCAAGGCGGCTCCCTATATTGCCCGTGGTGCGCAGGCTATCCTTGGTTCTGGTCAGGGTGCTTCTCAAGCGCGCCAGCAGATGGATGACTTCGAGAAGGAAACGGGCCAGAAGATCGATCCGACCACACGCAAGCTGGTGCAGGCTGGTGGGGGTGCTATCGGCCTGACTGAACTGCTGCCAGTTGGGCGTATGCTGGACAGCCTCCCAGGGCCGATCAGGACTGCGGTCAATAAGCGTATCACGGACATCGTCACTCAAACCGGTGCAGGGAAGCTGGTTCCGGAAGCCGCGCGCACTGCAATCCGCGAAACCCTCCAAGCAGTTGAGAGTCGGGCTGTCGGTCGAATTGCCACCCGTGGTGCACTTCCTGAAGCAATGCAGGAAGGTGGGGCGCAGCTTGCCCAGAACGTGCTGGAGCGCGCGGCATACAACCCCAATCAAGATGTGATGGAAAACGTCGCTGAGAACGCTATCCTTGGCGGCCTTGTGGGTGGCACGGTGCGCGGTGGCTTTGAAACCACTAGGGCTCTTGGTAAGCGCGCAGCGGATAACCGGCGGAAGGCTTTCGAGCAGACTGCGGCTCCTGTTGAAGAGTTTAATATCAACGTGCCCAGCACGGAAGACCCCACGCAGCTGACGCGGCAACGGGTGCAGCGACTGACCGATCCTGATGAAGGTGGCAATGTATTTGTCCGTCGCGCTGACGGGACAGTCTACCAGACATCGGCCAATGAACTATACCGCATGCGGGTCCCGACTGATGGTATCCGTGCTGTCCCTATCCCCGAGACGCTCGCGGCTCCGGCTGTTACGCAGCGTCTGACCGCCGCTCTTGGTGAGACCTCGTCTGATCTAGATGTTGGCGGCTTTATCAAAAACGTTGCGACAACGCTCAACAACGGCATGGCGTTGGGCAACCCAGAGAGCACGGAAGACTATATCCAGAAGCAGCGGAATAGCTTGCGTAGGGCGCGCATTTCGGAAGAAGAGCGCATCGCACGTATGCTGGTGCTGGACGAAGCGGCGAAGCTCAACGACGAGTATATGAACCTCGTCACAATGCCGCCTGAAGGAGCTGCCCCTGATACCGCCACGGCGGCACCGACATCAGAAGCCCCAGTGCTCTCGGACGAGGCAATCCAAGCTCAAGTTGACAGCATGCGGGAGCGGGCTGCGCAGCGCGCTGCGGCACTCGAAGAAATTGCGGGCGACTCCAACCAGATTGATAAGGTAAGCATCTTCGCAGACCGCATGGCTCAGAATGGTCTGGCGGCTCCGACGCCGGTTGAGGTTGCGCGCCTGAATGACGCGCTGCGCGCGGAGTCTGAAGCCGAGACGGCTGCGGGTCGTGAAGAGACAGCCCAAGAGCGGCGGCGAGTCCTTGACCGTGCAAACATCATCGAGAGCGTGCTCTACGATGACCGCATCTCTGCGGACACCAAGGTTGACCGCATCAACGCCAAGATGCAGGGGAAGGGTCTTGGTCCCCTTAGCCGGTACGAAATCGAACGCATCGCGGGTGTCGATTCAGCTAACGCCGTGTTTGGCCCTGAAGGTGAGTTTACGCAGCGCCGAGACGCACTGCTGGAGCAAGTCCTTGCCGATCCTACCATCACGGACAAGTACCGTGGGTTTGTTGAGCAACTCGACCAGTATCCGGAGCTAGGCGACCCCAGCCCAGCAGAGATACGCATTTTGCGCGGCGATGCAGCGTCCCTTGAGGCACAGATTCCGGAGAGCGGAGAACCTATTACCTCTGAGCTGATCCCTGAAGGACCTGGCAATATCTTTGCGGATAGCGCCAACGCCGCTACGGTGACCGAGCCTGCGCCGGAAGTGGTGGAAGAGCCCGCGCCTACGCCGAGAAGTATTGAAGACCTTACTCCCGTAGAGGGGGAACCTGATTTCTACGTCAATCCACTGCCGTACGACGTAGACGCGTGGACCCAATTACATGTAGGCAAGACCCAGCGGGAAAACCAAGCTCTGATGGAGCGTCGGCGCGCTGCTGAAAAAAATGCCGTAGTCGTAGATGCTCCAATTGGAGCCTTGACGGCAATTGAAGACAAAGTCGGCAAGCGCGCACTAACGTCGCCGTCTACAGATGTCCCGTATGTAGAATACGCTAATGGCAAGTACTATATTGTAGATGGGAACCACCGAGTAGTTGCCGCCTACCTGCGGGGTGCGCAGTCCATACCAGTCAGGCTTGCAAACCTAGAAGAACCCGGTGTCGTACCACCGGAACTTACCCCCCAAGCAGCGCCTGAGCCCGCGCCTACGGATATATTTAGAACCGACCTTGCCGATTATGGTTCGTTGGTGGGGCGCAATGCTCCTGTGCCTGAAGAGCTGGTTGATGCTATCGCCGATAAAGTCATAGACCTTGTCGAAAATAACGATACGGCTACGCTTGCGGAACTCAGCGCGGACCCAGAACTTGGGCCTGTAATCCAGCAATTTTTTACCAATGAAAGCGCAGCGATTAACAAGCGGGGTGTCGAACGCGCCAAGGCCGCACAGCCCGCGCCTACGGCTGCCACGCAGAGGGCTAATAACTCGGAAGAGGACGTCACTCCGGTCGAAGAGCAGCTGGAAGCCGATCCCAACACTGTCGAAGGTGCATTCCCTGCGGCCCTCAATCGTCCTCGTGCCGAAGCTATTGGCTTTGCGGCTGACATGGAACGCCGCGTCAAGAGCATGTCAAGCCGGTTTATCCGTGCGGCAAACTACAAATACCAGAACGCGGAGGACTACGCACGGGCACTGGCCGCTTCCTACGGTCTTACGCAACTGCCACCCAACCTCAATGTGGCTCGCAAGTTCGAACTGCTGGAAAGCCGCAAGGTCGGTGGTCAGATGCGGCTCAACCGGTGGTACCTACAACCGATCGAGGACAAGGTAAAAGAACTGGGCCTCGATCCCAAGGACGTCGGGATGTATCTCTGGGCGCGGAGTGCCGCTGCGCGAAACGCGCTGGTCCTTGAGCGCAGTGGTGAGATAAACGGCTCCGGCTTGACCGATGCCCAGGCGCAGGCTCAACTTGCCAAGCTTGAGTTCGAAGGTCTCGGCCCCGCGTTGCGCGAAGTCGCCAAGCTGCATGATGCCCTAGTGGATTATGTTGGCAACCAGCGGGTCAAGGCTGGGCTTCTCTCCCGTGCCGACTGGAAGGCTATGCGCAAGGCGCAGCCGTTCTACACACCGCTCAAGGGCTACGCGCTGAACGGAGATATGCAGGTCGATGGTGATCCTGATCCGCATAGTGCTGAAGAACGCGGCATCGCCGAGAGCAACGGAACCCGTATCCGTGAAGTGCTGACTGCGCGTGGGCGCGAGTCGATGCCGTTCAACCCGCTCTTTAACCTCATGTCCGATGCGCAGTTTGCTATTGCCCGTATCGAGCAGAACAAGGTCAAGGAAGCCTTCCTTAACAACGTGCTCAGCGACCCCAAGAGCCACGAAGGCCTCGTCACGGTCTACACGCCAAAGAAGGAAGTGCACGCTGGTGGTCTGACCACGCGGCCTAAGATGGGGGAGAACGGCCCCGTCAACATGAACCAGCTTGCGGCCCAGAAGAACCCTAGCTTGATGATCGTCAAGAAGGACGGCAAGCCCTACTATATTGAGTTTGCCAAGACACCTGCGGGGAACGCCCTCTATCGTGCGTTTGCCAACATGACGCCGCCGGAACTGGGTAAGTTTATGCGCGGTGCGCAGGAGGTCTCGAATACCATCAAGTCGTTCAAGACCCGTTACAATCCGATCTATATCGGCACCACGGCTTGGGCTCGCGACTTCAACGAAGCTGTCGTTACTGCCTATGCTGCGCAGGGTATCAAGGGGGGCCCCGCAGCGGGCACCAAACTCGCTAAACGGACTGCTCGGTATATTGCCTCTTTGGACGGTTTGAGCACAATTACCAACTACCTCAGAGGTAAAGACCCGACCACGGCTGAAGGTGAAATACTGACGCTGCTGTTCGACCAATTCCTTGAGGATGGTGGTGCAATCGGTCACGCGCAGGTTATGGACGCTGAGCGCTACGCGCAAGACACGGCTAAGGCCATTAAGCGCTACGCCGCTGCTAAACGCGGAGACCCTAGAGCCGCTGCGCTGATGGCCAAGGATATGACGGCGAAAGCGCTGGATAATGCTTCACAGCTTATCGATTTGCAGGCGCGCTTTGCTACGTATCGAGCAGCTATCGAGCAGGGTATCAATCGCGAGGACGCAGCTGCGCTGGCGCTTGACTCATCGCTAAACCTGACACGGCGCGGCGAGCTGTCCCCTTACCTAGATACGTGGTCATTCTTCTTCAGCCCGACTGTGGAAGGCGCGCGTAAGTTGCTGTCTCAGGGCCGTTACAGCACGATTGCGCGTAAGCTGTTTTCCAAGGCAGTTATGGTCGGCGCGTTAATGTACCTCTTCAACCGCTTTGGCCCTGGTGCGGGTGATGACGATGAAGATGGGCGTCCGAACATCCTTGAGGTGAACAATCCAACTGCGCAGTCGCGGATGATCTTCCGATATGGCCCCGGTGTAAACGAGTATGTAGCGGTCCCTGTGGCTTTCGGCATGGGGTTCTTCAACTACGCAGGTGGCCAGATCATGGCTGCGGTACTGGACGACATCCCGCCGGAAGAGGCTGGGTTTAACATCGTTAGCGGCTTCACGAACATGGCTTCGCCAATCAAGACAGAGGGCACCGAAGGGCTGACCAGCATCGTCAACTTCATTATCCCTGATCCGACGCAGCCGCTTTGGGACTTGGTCGTCAATCGCAGTGCTTTCGGTTCAAAAATCTACAGCGACAAGTCTGAGTACGGCACACTGCCCAAATCGGAGCTTGGACGTGAAGAGACCGGAGAGGTATGGAAGTTCATCGCGCGAGGTATGAACTCTCTCGCAGGTGGCACCGATACGGTGGAAAGCTGGGCAAGCATGCAGCCGGAACAGTACCGGTACATCGTGCAGCAGTTCCTTGGGGGTGCCTACGGTTTTGGGCGCGATACGGTAGACTTGGTTGCGGGTGAAGCCAAACCGGATCAGATGCTTGCGAACCGTATACCGATTATCAAGTCGTTCTTTGGTAGGGGCGGCGAGTTTGCCCCCATGAACAAGTTCTACGAGGACTACGACCAGCTCAACGCGCTTTATGCGGTCTATAACGACGAGGAGCCCGACTCCGAAAAGCAGGCTGAGAACGAAGCGAAGTTCCCCATGCAGACCGATCCGGAGGTTATGGACGCCTTCGGGGATGCCCTGTCGGAGCTACGCAAGATCAACAAGGACAACAGGGACGGCGATTACGCTTCGAGAGAGGCAGTGCTTGAGGCCAAGAACGAGGTCTACGAAAACTTCAACCGCGTCTACGCAAAGGCCAAGCGAAGCGAATGAAAAAACCCCCGCTGGGGGGAAACCAGCGGGGGTTAGTACAACCTGAGAGGAGCAAACTCTCACGCGCCATATAGCTAAACGCGCCAGATACGTAAACCCCTGACGCCATCCTCGACGACAGATTTCATCACGACGCTGAATCGCAGCCGATCCATGACAGGGCGCACCTCTCGCTTTGCTCGAACGGGGTCGAGGCACGGAATAAAGATCGACGTGCCCCGCCTGAACGCCTTCCAGTTGACCTGGTAACTAACCTTCTCAACCTGCATCGGCGCTCCCGACACCTACGACGTCACCCACACTGAAGAACTCTTCCGAGGCAGTGTTGAGCTCCAGACAGTAGACCGGCGGGGCAACCATCTTCATGCCCTTGTTTAGCCGCTTAACCATCTTGCCGGTGAGCACCCCGCGCTCCGTGAGGTACTGCATGGTCTCTTTGTAGTTGACCTGAAACTGGGCGCAGTCGCGCTTAAACGGTGCAGCTGCGATGTACATCTTCTGCGTATCAGGCTCCCAGCGGATCAGAAGCTCGCTGCGCGGCTCCAGTATCGGAGCGGCATGCATGTTGGACCGTGCGTCCGCTTCTTCGTTGACCACCAAGATGCTCTGAATGTTGCGACGGATGAAGTCACCAACCACTTCGATGGCGTTGTTGCGCGGCGGCTGTACGTCCTCGCGAAGGCTGAGCAGCATCTTGCATGCCCAGTCGTAGATGCGCGGCATATCCCAATCGATCAGGCCGATGTGCTTAGCAATCGCGCCCCCAGCAAGGTTAGCGGCCAGCACTGCCGACCAGAAACGCTCGCGCTGTGTCAGCTTCAGCTCGCGGTCAAGCTTCGACTGTATCTGAAGCGCGGTCTTCTTAGCCTGCTCGTGGTTGGCGACGAGCCACGCAGCATAGATGCGCCCAGCGTGTCCGTTGTTTTCCATCAGCTGGTGATCGAACATGTTCTTGGCCATCAACGGGTCAAGGGTGTCGGTGTAGTCGATCTTGTACTCCACGAGGCGCATGAGCTCCCCGTCAGGGCTGTTCTTGGCCACGCCCATCTTCTCGTAGAAGGATGCGTTCGATGAGCACAAAGCCATTGTCTGCCACGTAGTGGCATTGTGTCGCAGTTCGTTTGATGATGCTTTCACGCGGTCCTTACCGCGCCCTTGGGTGATGTTGTACACCAGCGTGGAGAAGTCCTGCGGTGTCATGTTGGTCATCTCGTCCACCGTGTACGGCAGATTGTTCATGACCCCGAGACGCAAGACCTTTGCGTTCAGCGTATCTTCCTTCACGCAGCACAGGGCATCCGGCGTACCCCAGATGCTGTTGCACATATGCAGGATGGTGGTCTTGCCCGTACCGGAGTGCGGGTGGATGACGTTGAGCATAGCCCCCCGCTGGCCAAGGAACTTGAAGATCGGTGCGCCAAAACCTGTCAGCGCAGCAAACGCATGCGGCTCAAGACCAGGACGCCCGTAGAGGTTGAAGACCTCTTTCCATTTGTCCAGTGAGCCTACGGGCCCCATCCGTTCTGCGATTGCCGCTGTGATCGACGAGGGCGGGCTGTAGAACGTACCCTCCACCGTGACCTCCGAATCACCGATGATAAACTTGCTGTCGTTATCCGCCCAACCAAACTGAAGTCTCATTTGTTCTGCCTTTCGTTTTTCTGAAAGCGCCATCAGTGACGCTCGTATGTACTCTGCTAAATACTCAAACCGCTTCTTACCGCACAGAATGCTCTCCCCTGCGAGGAGCTTGCGCAAATCTCCTGGCTCTGAAATCTTGATGAGGGGAGCCGTAAACTCGCGGACACCGTCCTGCGGAGTGTGAAACTTGAAGACCGCCACGTCCTTCTCGATGGGGTCGCGCATGCGCTTCAAGATGTAGAAGTCATAGGGCAGCACGAGGATGTCGCCTTCCTCAGTGGGCTTGCCATCCCGCCCTAGGGGAGCCTTACGGTAGATACCCCCAGCTTTGCCTCGAAAGAACGGGAACGGGTACTCAGGGATGATGTGGGTCTTGGGTGCAAACCCTTCTTCCTCCGGCTCCTCAACAACCACGTTGTCTTCTTCGGTGGCTGCAAGCACCTCATTGCCCAGCGTGATGGGCGACTTGATCTTCTCCGCAAACGGGCACCCGTCGCAACCCCCTGGGTTGCCGCGCTCGAATGTCTCGCAGGTGTGCGGCCCGACAATGTGCTTTATCTTCTGTAGCGTCTTGTGCGGGTCGTAGTCTGGGTGGCCCTCCGACATAGTGTGGATGGCGGTATCTTGGTCCGCGCAGAACTTCGCTACCGACAGGGCGCTGAACCAGCGGTTCTCAGCCAGTGAAGTCCGGTTCTCGTAGCAGTCCAACAGCTGCTGGCAGCCGTTCCCAGCGATGCTGCGCTGTAGGATTTTGGCAAAGCTCGAAGTGATGTTCTCTTGCAGCGACTTGGCAAGCTCAGAGAGCTCACGCTTGGGTGTCTCAAGCGGGATCAGGTCCGGTGCCTTCACCCCGAGGATGCTGTAAAACTCTTCGAAGTCTACGGGCTTAGCGGTCGCCAGCACCGTGACATTGTGCGGTGGATCGTCCTTGTAGTTCAACGTGCCTGGCACGCGCAGGATACGCGCCACCTCAAAGACGGCGGGGTCCACGTAAAGCTCATGGGTGTTGCACAGCTTGCGCAGCCGTTCGGCTACAGGCTCCCACTGCTCCCTTGTGACAGTTCCCGTCAGCGCCCAGTATACGTGTATGCCGCGCCCTGAGTTGACGATGATGGGACGGGGTAACCCGACAGTACGGCAGAAGGCTTGAAGCGCGGCCAATCCGGTAGCTTGATCGACGTAGCCATCGGGGCGTCCCGTCTTGGGGTTGGGCTGCGCCTTGGCTTCACTGCAGTCGATATCAAGCCAGAATGCCTTGAGCCCTTGGACGTTCTCCTTGGTGCGGTTCGCGTCCGTGGCGTACTTGGCGACACCGAAGAACACGTTCCATCCGCCCTTCGAGCGGCGTTCAACGAGGACATCAACCTCTTCGCGCGTGGATAAAAAGTCCTGCCTTCGCTGCAATTCCTTGCCGGAGCCCTTGAGGCTCACGACAGCAAACCAGCCATCATCTGGTTGTACTGCTCTGAGAAGATCGAAGTCGGTCATATGTGAGGTCGCTACTCATCGGGCGCAGAACGCGCCTACAGAAAAAGAGCAGTGCAGGACGGGTGCCCTACGATAGCTTGGCGATATAGGCGTCCATCAACGCGCGGACCGGTGCGGAAGGGTTAGCCGCTCCAGTGAACCAGCTATACACAGTTTGGCGCGATACTTTGAACTCACGGGCCACGGCTGAAACAGGCACTTGATGCTTTATGCATGCCTGTCCCAGCCGCACCCCTAGAAGATGCCTATTGGCTTGGCCGTTCCGCTCTATGAGCCGCTGGCTATAGCCATGCACCATACTTACTCGTCCCCGTCTTCGTCGCCCCAAGCGTTGAGGACTGAGGCAAGATCACCCTGCGCAACCACAACGTCGGCTCCCTTCTTGGGTGCCCGCTTCTTGGGTTCCGCGATGACTTCTTCCTCCTCGTCATCCGGCTCGTCGGAGTAGACGATCTTGGGCTTCGGTGCCGCAGCTTCCTGGGTCTTTGCAGGTGCCGTTTCCTGCGCAGCTACGGTCAGCACGATCATCTCACGCGTAGCCGGATCACTGCGCGCTGCTTGGACCAGTGCGTACTCTTCATCGGTGACGCCGCGCATCGGAGTGAACTGAAGCTCCATGGTCTCTGCATCGAGGTTATAGGCGATGTTGGTCACCACCGTGTCGGGACCTTCGCCGTTGGCGATGAGGAACTTCACATAGCTCTCGAACGGATGCACGTTGCCGCTGCCCTTACCGAAGAGCGACTTGGCGGGCACGTTGAACTGGTAGACTTCACCGGTTCCATCACCGGCCAACAGCAGCGCGATACGGCGCTGGAAGCGGCATGCACGGCCCTTACCGTTCTCACCTGAACCCACGACGTTCTTGGGGCACGAGGCGCAGTTGCTAGCCTGCGGGTTGCCCGCAGCTGCCTCCGGCTTATCACCCAGGTTCGACCAGCAGTCAGGCAGGGTCGGCTTGGCATCGGGGTCATACTTACCCGCGTAGAACGTGCGGCTGACCTTGGGCAGTGCGTCAACGATGATGGCATTGAACTCACCACGGATGGCTTTGCCGATCTGCTCACCGTTGACGACGCGCTTGAAGGTGCCGTTGGTGTTGGTGGCGATGCGGCGGGTGTTCCTCGGGGTCGCCAAGGACTTAGCGAGGTCAGACAGTTCGCGCTTGGCTACCGTCGAAACAGCGCCTTCTTGCTTGAAGATGGTCAGGTTGCTCATTTGGTTTCTCCTTACTTTCCAGTTGGCTTACGTACGCGGACTACATATTTGGTATCGGCGTTCAGGCCGATGGGCAGGTCTTCTGGGTTATCCTCAAGGAACTGGCGCATGTTGCCGTTGTGGATGCGCTGCTCAAGCAGGAAGGGCGCATCTCGGTCCTTGATGAATTGATACATCGACTCCCAGTCACTCGTCCAGAACCGAGTGGTTGTCGAGCGGGTAACCGTACCGGCAGCGGTGCGGATGCTGTCTAGGTTCTGGTCGTTGCACAACGTCAGCAGTGCTTCGGAGACGACGTCCTGCTGGGCCTTGAGCGCAGCTATCTCCTCCTTGTGTGCTTCTTCCTTCTCGTTAATCGCATCACGTATCCGCCGGTATGTGAGCACGAGCTCGTCGGCTTTGGCATCTTGCATGGTTTGCTCCTTCTTGGTTGTCTCCCTAAGATATTCTTACACTACACAATGTCAAGCACTTTGTAAAATTTCTTGGCGGTACAGGTCAATAATTTGTCGGTGGTTGGCGATGTTACCCTTAAGCATCTGATAAAGCTTAACTTCCACGTCGCTACCGCTGATGTGCACGATGGTCATCGGGTGCTTCTGCCCTGGCCGGTCGATGCGCGCGTTGGCCTGTAGGTAGGTCTCGACAGAGGTCGTCGGAGCGTACCAGATTATGGTGTCAGCTTCGGTCAGCGTGAGCCCGTGCGAGGCCGCCTTCGGCTGGATGAGGAGTACACGGGGATGCTCGCTGGACTGGAACCGCGCGACGATATCGCTGCGTTTGTTGAGGGGCACCTTGCCGTTGATGACATCGCAGCTGATCTTCTCTTTCTCTAGGGTGCTGCGCAACAGCTCGATGGTGTGGGTGAACGGCACAAACACCAGCACCTTGCGGGTGGTCTCCTCGATGGCCTCCAGCACGACGTTGATTCGGTTGCTGACATCAAAGTGCACGACCTCGCCAGTATCCGAGTAGACGGCACCCCCACTGATCTGGAGCAGCTTGTTGAGGCGGGCGGCTGCGTTGACGGCGCTAACCTCTTCCCCGTCAGCCTCCATGATCATCTGGGTCTTGAGGAGCTTGTAGTACTTCTTCTGCTGCGCGGTAAGCGGTGCCTCGCGTTCGGTGTGCGTCACCTGTGGCAGGTCCAAGCACTGGCTCTTCTCGAACCGTATGGCGGGTTGCAGTATGCGGTGCACAACCGACTTGGCCTGTGGTTTGACCCCCCACTTGAACTGCGTGATCTTGTACATGACCGAGTCGCGGAAAGACCCGTAGTGTGGGGGGCAACCTTCAGGGTTCACAAGCTTGGCAAGACCGTAGGCATCGAGCGGAGACTGCGCCGCCGGCGTACCAGTGAGCATCCACAGGCGCGGATCAGTTGTCTTGATGAGCCGGTTGAGCACCTTCCACCGCGTGGTCTGCGCGTTCTTGTATGCGGTTGCCTCGTCAACGACGATGAGATCGAACCCCCCTGCGGCAATCGTTTCCTCCACGACTGCCACACCGTCGAAGTTGATGATGACGAAGTCAGAGCCGGCCTCAATGATCTTCTTGCGCTGCTTCGCATCCCCGTGCGCCACAGAGCAGCTGCGGTGCATGGCAAACTTAAACAGGTCCCCCTGCCATGCGGCCTTCATGATCGAGAGCGGGCACAGCACCAGCACCCGCTTCACGAGCCCCTTCTTCATCAGGTAGTCAGCCGACCAGATGACACTTGCCGTCTTGCCGGTGCCCGCCTCGCTGAAGCAGAACGCTTTGCGGTGAAGGCTGAGAAACGATGCCGTGGTCTTCTGGTGCGCGAAGGGTGTGAGCCTGCCGGTCCACTCGTAGTCCCGCAGGATGGGAGATGGGACATCTTCCACACCCAAGGCAGTCAGCTTCTGTGCTTCCTTGATACCCCAGTGCACGGCGACTTTGCTCAGGTCCTTGCGGCGCTCCATCAGGGCGCTCTTCTTTATCGACCCGATAATTGCCGCAGGCTCCCGTGTCTCCACGAGGAGAACCTTGTTATCGATGATCCGCATGTTTGCTCCTCAGTGCGGGTTATTTCTTTTTTCGTTCCCGCTTACTTACTTCTGAAACCAGGTTGTGCTTGCTGTCTCGCTTGAAGGAGCGGTTCTTGGAGGCGCTTTCGACGCGCAGACCGTCCCCGTTGGAGCCACCCTTGTCGAAGGCTTTGACGTGGGCAACGTCCTTGTTGTCACCCTTTTTTACCTTGCCCTCCCGCACCATCTTCCGGCGCGCAGCGTTGCGGGCCACACGGTTCTTAACTTGCTCCGGCTGTGCTTGGTACTTGGCAGAGGTTCCGTACTTGCGGTCTTCGGGATTCTTGTAAGGCATCACTTCCTCCGTGGCCGCCAGTGCTCGCAAGTTTCGACCGGACACCACCCACACAGCGGGCTGGATTTGGCGTTCCATATACCATTTTCCAAAGCCCCCTCCAAGCGGTCTAGCTCGTCGTTGAACACAGACATGTAGGTGGCTAGGTGCTCTCGGTAATGGGTCTTCTTCGGAAACTCGTTGCTCACCACGAAGGCTAGGCCTGACTTGATCTTCTGCACCTCCGGCATGTGCACGAACACAGCGCCTGCCATCAGATCGAGCTGGTGCATGTCTGCGTACTTGGCGTTCTTGCCGGTCTTGTAGTCGATCATGTGGGCGGTATCGCCGTCCACGATCAACAAGTCCACGATCCCACGCCACCATACGGCCTTATCGAAGAAGCTACAGGGCTCCAAGTCACGGGTAACCCCAAGCCTTAACTCGCAGTGCTTTTCCCCAGGAAATTGAGCCAGTGCTTCCACAGCGGGTCGCATGACCTTGTATTTCCCAGGGATCGGCGTTCCGTGTTTGATGTAGTGTTCAGCAGCAGCGTGAGCTTCTTCACCAAAAAGAGCCTCGGCCCCTTGAGTATCCTTGACATCCTTAGCCACCTTGAGGTGGTAGTACTTCTTCGGACATTGTGAAAAAGTCTTGATGCTGCTGTACGACCACGATGGCATTAGTTTTTAACTTTCAAAGAGCGGATTTCCGCCCAAGGATTGTACCAAGCCATAGCTTCCCCCGCAGTTTGCCTTACAGACGATCAGCCACCAGCTTAGCATAACCCGCGATATCGAGGAAGTTATCCTTGTGCGTCGGGTTGCCGTACACGACACGCCCCATCTTATGGGCAATCATCTCCATGCTTTCACGCATGTCAGCGTCCATGGCTTCCCAGCTGGGGCTGGTCCGCATGAGGTACTTCACACCCTGAATAAACTGCGCCTTGCTGGCGTAATCACCGTAGTCGTTGCCACGCTCTTCCAATACCTGCTCGACGGTGTTGTCTTCACAGACGACGGGCTCGGGCGAAGCTGTCTGCTCTTTGATCTGCATCTCCCTGTATACAGCCCACGCATGGCCATAACCCATACCTACCATCTTTGCGGTTTCGCTAACGCTATGGCCCCGGCGCAGCAGTTTGCGCGCCAAGGCGCTCTTCGTCAGTTTACGCTTAGTCATAGTTTGCTCCTTACTTCAGATTGCCACCGCTCTTCAGGATATCACCGTCGTATGTGTACGTGCCGGTGTGTGTCAGGCGGACAAAGGGATGGGCGTATACTTTGCCGCCGTGCTTCCGCCACAGCTCACAGAAATGGTAGTCCTCCGACAGAAGGGCCCCGCTCTCGTCGATACTGGTAGCGAAATACTCGTGGGTGAGGGGTTTAGCGTACTCACCCGTATCTGGGTCTTGGAAGGATGACACTCGGTAGGTCGGCACATGCGGTGCAAGATGCTCGAACACGCCGCGCTTGATGAGCATGAAGCCAGTGCCGCCGTGGCGGACCTCGATGCAGCCGCTCTCGTCGGACTCAGCGTCTGCGCCGCCAACCATGTTGAACACGAACGCCCCAGCGTGATGCTCTAGCTCATCCAGCTTGCCTGCGCTTGCAGCGCGCTTGACGCTATCCCAGTTCACTTCCTTCTTGGGGTAGATGCCACAAGCGATGTCTCGGTCAGTGAGCATAAGCTGCGCCACTGCGTCCCCGTCGAAGCCGATGTCAGCGTCGATGAACATCAGATAATCGTGACCGCTCCCCAGGAACACACGCGCCAACTCGTTACGGGCGCGGGTGATAAGGCTCTCGTTGGTGATCTGGCACCACGCCACATGCACCCCCAGCTCACGCATCTTGGCGACCGTAAACAGCAGACCTTGCACATACGCACCTGTGCACATGCCACCGTACATAGGGGTAGCAATCATCAGGCTCGGGCGCTTGGCCTCGACCGGCTTCACCTTGATTTCGTCACTCACTTCATCTGCTCCTTCTTGTGCTGGTATACCTGCCGCGCAGCGGCGGCGAGGGTCACGCCAAAGTGTTCAGCAATCTCCTCAAAGGGCTTACCAGCTACGTACATATCCCAAGCTATCTGCCGCCTCTCGGGCGTCCACCAACCGGCGACCTTACGGGGGCGACTGACGATGTTACCCGTCACTTCTTACGCACCGCAAACTGGTGGCCGATGTGAACGATGTCGAGTGATTCCGCAAAGGTGTTCACAAAGAAGTCCGTAGCCAGCTTAGGACGGTGGAGGATGTCGCGGCTCTCACCCCACAGGTAGTCGTCGAACACCATCAAGCCCCCGTGCTTCAGCAGCGGCCACGCCATACACGCATCGGTCAGCACGTCCTTGGCAGTGTGGCTACCGTCGATGTAGATGAAGTCGTACAGGTTTTTACCATCGACCCAGTGCGCCAGCTTACCCGCCAGAAACTCGGTGGACGTAGCCTTGTACTTGTAGACGCGGTTGTTGGTCCTGTCCGGCCCGTCACTTGCGAACCGTGTGTGCCCCCAGCTACCCTCGCGGCTACGGTGAAGCGCCGAATTGCAGTTGAGCGCCGCAATGATGTTGTGGTCGAACCGAGCTTCGATACCCTGCACGGTCTCAACGCTGTGTTCTTCGCTACCTTCCCACGTATCGACGCAGTCGATCCAATCGCCAGGGTTCATCATATTCTCAATGATCCAGACGGCGCTACGGCCCTCGAACGAACCGATCTCAAGGAACGACTTACGTTCCGGCAGCAAGCCCTTTAGCTGCTCCCACAATGGGATGTTGTGGCTGAACCAGTCTTGGGTGAATTTGTAGTCAGTCATATTCTTAACTCCCGTATGGGGCATCTGCTGCCCAAAGGATTTCGCTTACACGCACCTCAAGGCCGCGATCATTACCGCCGATCTGGTGGGTGTGGTTGAATGATGTTTTGTAGGCCTGCGAACCGGAATGTATATCTTGGAAATGCAGAACAGCCCACTCATGGTTGTGCCCAAACGCGGTCGCATACTCGAAGTATATAACCGTACCGTTTTTGAGGCCTAAAGCATAGTCGAAAGGGTCGTAAGTACTCTTTATCAGGGCAGGGGGCCAACCTGCGGCGGTAAGTTCGCGAGTATTGTTTTGATACTCGGTATCGTGTAGCTTACTATTCAGCTCAAAAATCTGCTTCTTGAGCTTATCAATTTCATCGTCCATTGGTTTGCTCCTTTCATCAGCCCCCGTAGGAGGGGCCCATCTTGCTCTCACAGTTTAACGGCAACGCCGTTGCCCACTTTGGGCGGATACGCATACACTGCTCAACGAACGCACGGGCTTCATCGCGTGAGCTAGCGGGCGCTAGCGCACCCACAGCGTCATGCACGGTCATCACCACACGGTAGCGCCGCGCGACCATCAGCATCTGCTCACCGATCACAATGCGGGCCAGGGCCTGACAGATATTCTCGACGGCCTTCCCACCATAGATGCGGTTAGGGATGACGGCCTTACCCTTCTTCTGATCGTAGACCATCTCGGTCTTGCCCTCTAGGGTTCGCACCGTGCGTAGGTTGGGATACTTGATGGAGAGACCGTTCGGCAGCTTGATACCGTCCGCACCGCACACCGTCAGCACACCGTCACGACCCAAGGGGGCAGTCTGGTTGCTGGCCATGGCGTCGAGTGCGCTCCCAGCTTGCCGCCACAGCTTCGGGATTTGCGCGTAAGCCTCCCGATACACCTCGATGATGCGCTTGCATTCGTCCAGTTCCATGTCCACGCCAAAGGTCTTCAGCTGCGCCTTGAACTTGGCCGCTCCCATGCCGTAACCGCAACCCAAGATGGTGGTTTTACCCACGAACCGTTGGCCGTCCGTCACCTCTTCGACAGGCACATTGTAGATGGATGACGCCATGATCTTGTAGACGTCCTCACCGGCATCGAAGGCAGCCACGAGGTCATCCTGTCCAGCAAGCCAAGCCAAGGTGCGCGCTTCGATCTGGCTGCTATCGCAGTCGATGAACGCATAGCCCTCGGGTGCCAGCATGGCTTTCTTCAGCGGTGACTTGCGCGGCAGGTTCTGGAGGTTGACCTTGTCGTCGCCACCCCAGCGCCCCGTGTGTGCAGCGTAATAGCGCAGCGGAACAGGCAACGCACCACGCTCCGCAATCTTGATGAACCGCTCGGTGCGTGTCTCCTCAAGGGTGGACTTCACCCCTAGCCGCGCAGCGACAATGGCCTGCACCTGTGGGTTCTCATGCTCCAGCAGTTCCTTGAACGCCTCGTCGTTCTTGGCAAACGCAAAGGTCTCCTTGCCTGTGGTTGGGCTGATCTTCATGGGCGGCACAACATCGTGGAACGCCAGCAGCTCGGCCAGCTTGGGGTTGCTCATCAGGTCGGCCTTCTCATAGTTGAGCTTGGCCATGAGAGCTTCCTTCTGAGCTTGGACATTGGCCAAGTGGTCGGTCAACACCGGCTTATCTAGGACGAGGGCCGGCTCAGAGAACATTCGGATGGTCAGGTCGATCAGACGAAACTCCACTGACGGGAAGCCCTCACCAATGCGCTTGAACAGCTTGTACGTCAGCTCCACGTCGTTGATGCAGTAGTCGCCGTAGGCCGCCAGTTCTTCCGCCGTGAAGTCCAGTCGCCCCTTGCCCAGCGCGTTGACAACCTCGGTGCCCTTGACGCCCAGCCCGTACCGCTCGACGGCTCGTGCCAGGCTATTGCCAGCATCCGGCCCATCCAGTGCCCGCAGCATGGACAGGGTGTCCACAATGCGCTTGGGTCGGATGTCGAACCGCCAGTTCATGATGGCCATATCGAACATCGCGTTGTGCGCGATGGCGATGCTGTTGGCCCAGTCGAACCTATCCAGCCAAGCCTTGGTCTGCTTGGCTGTGCCGGAGAACCACTCAGCGGGCTCGTCGTCCACCTTTACGGATACGCCGATAACCTCAAAGCGCGAGTCACGGACGTACTCCTCCGTTGTGATCTTGGAGAGACTATACTGCTGGCTGTAGTAGGTCTCGAAGTCTACGGTCAGGACGGTCATTGCTTATCCCCATCGCGGTCGAAAGACCGCTTAATCAGTATGTAGCTAGGGGCTACAATCAGTGCGACCACCGTCCAGAAAAGTATCGGGTCATGCATCAATCTGCTCCCTCGCTACTGTTGCTTTGGCCTGCCACAGGTGCGCCTTGGCGCGCTCGGATAGCACCACTGGTCTCATTGCCCCGTCAGGGTAGCGCCAGTAGAACCTACGATTATGGATCACCACGTTTGCGTCTCTGCTAGAACGGCGTTCGGCTGTCATGCCACCCTCCAGCAGCGGGCCACGTTGTTCTCACGATCGGTTCGCACCGTGAACTTGCCACCATATTTGCGCGCGTAGGCCGTCATGGCGGCGTTGAGACGCCCCACAGCCTTGTCACCGTTACGGAGCATGACACCCACCAGGGGTATGGTGAAGCTGTCCCCAACCCGAAGCTCTGCGAACGGGTACTTGCGTGGACGCCCAACAGCCACGGGCGGCATGGGGATGCGTTCTTCAATCTCAATCATGCTGGACTTCCCTTAGTGACAGTTCCCTTATCCCCCCACTGCTCGGCCATAGCCTCGGCAATCCCTTTGAACGTGGTGCTACGAAGCTTCCACCGGTCGGCACTGGGTGGGAGGTAGTGCAGGCGCTGGCGCTGGTTGTCAGGTAGCGCATCCATCGCAGCCTTGACGTTGTTGGTCGGCACCAGAGGCGGCAGATTCTTTAGCCACAGGCACGTTGCCTTCTGCTCCATGTGGCCAAACATCCACGGCTGCACCAATTGCGTCTGCTTGACCCCGCCGATCCGCTCCTTCGCATACTTGTGCATGATCGGGTTCTCAATGGCGATGCGCGGCACAGGTGCGTCAAGCAGCTCGCGGAAAAACTCAGCTGCCTCGTCCAGCTTCTCCCAGCGTGACGGGTCTTTGTGCAGCCACGCTACCCCACTGTTGGTGAGGTAGGTGCAGGGCGGATGGGCAATCATCAAGTCCCAACCATGCCCGTGTGCAAGCACTAGGGCATCACCTTGGATGTGCCACTGGGGGTCACCATCAGTCGGCAGCAGGTCGCAAGACCAGGCGTCATGCCCACGCGCACGGAAGGCATCACGCACCGTGGCGCTATATTCACAGGCGACTAGAACCCGCATCTTGCTCCTCCCTCTTTTTGAGCCATTCCGCGCTGAACCTTGGGATAGCTTCTCGTATAAAAGCGTCAGATAACTTGCGTAGTTCTGGGTGGCTCGTAACCGCCTTCCCTAATTTCCTCAAGTAATCATAGTAATCGCTGCTATCTAACGGCCCGTCGTAAGGCATCTCACGGCGTAACCGCGCCTGTATTTCTGCATACCGCTCGTTGTAATCTGTCTCTACACGGAGCGCCTCTTGGGCTTTTTTCATAATCCACTTAGCTGCAATTGCACTGTTGTGCCTGCCTTCTTCAGAGTTACACGCCTCGCCCCGTGCGTATCTTTCGACGGCAAGCTGTGTAAGTTTTTCTCTATGGTTTACCCAGACAGCCTCCATCACATTGGATGATCGTTCGTCTCTGCGTTTCTGAAACTCAGGGTCAGTATGCATCTTACGCATATTTGCGCTGGAACGAGCAGAAGCAGCAGCCCGATTGTTAGGGTCAGCCAGGTGCTTCATAATCCCCGCGCGAATGGCGGCATCCCACTCGGCCTTCCGTTCTGGGTCGTTGCGGACAGTTTTCACTGCCACACTGCGCTTCGCTTTGGTCTCTTCAGACGCCTTCTTCCCTAATTGCCTTTGGCGGAGCATCTTCGAAAGACACGGTTTCGAACACGAAGCCCCCTTGCGGTCAGTCTTAGCCACCAGAAATTGTGCACCACAGATGACGCAAGTGCGCTCTCGTTTCTTGCGTGACTCTTCTCGCGTAGCCATCACTCGCCTCCTTTCATTTCGCGCACCAGTGGGCGCACCATCTCCCAGTTCTCCTCGTTAGCCACCACAGCCACACCGCCAGCGAGGCGGATGCTCTCAATCTCACGGGTTTGCAGCGCGGTCGGCTTGTTAGCGCCTGCCTTGCACTCAATGGCGAGGAAGCGACCGTTCACACAGGCGATGATATCCGGCACCCCGCTGCGGCCATAGCCGTGCGTGGCAGGGAAAAAATAGTAGGCCCCCTCGTTCTTGAGGACAGCCTCCACCTTTGTTTTCACGCGCTTTTCTGGTGTCTGCGCCATGAGTTTGCTCCTCTTGGTTGGGGTTTTTTACCCTCTTTATGTTGGTTGTCAAGCGTATCCTGTGTGTTCTTTTGCATACGCAATCAGCACCTCACGCATCTCGGCGCTTGGGTTGGCGAACCGCTTGTAAAAGGCGAGGGTTTCTGGGGGGAGACGCATGGTGACGTGCGCCATGCGCGGAGGGGTGAGGGGTGCAAGATGTGCGAGATGTGCCTTGTTCATTGTGTGTCTTTCAGTAGGTGACGATCGAGGCGGTCAAGCACCTCGGTAACGTCTGAGAGCAGACGCGCTGCTTGGTTGGATTCGGGTACGCCGTCGACGGTGTTCCAATCGGCGTGGTTGTCGAGGTAATCGTAGACCCCGCACAGCGCCTCATGGATGTCGATCAGAAATGTGCGGTGGATGTAGGGCATCGTGTGCTACTCCCTCAGTGTGTTGGTGGCAGTGGTGAGCGGATACCAGGGATATCTATTCCGGCTGCGTCCAGCGCCCGTATCAGTGACGTGATGAGTTGGGCGTGGTTCATCGTGATATCGATCAGGTCGCGCATCGCCTCGGCTAGGGACTCGACGGTTTCCTCTTGCGCGTTATCATCGTACATCTTCAGTCCTCCCGTGTGTCGTAGCGGTAATCACCGTAGGCAGCTTCGGCGTCCATGATATCCTCACTGACCCGTTCGCGGGCGTACTTGATGATTGCCACGTCCTCGGCGTCTGTGGTCTCGATGCTGTAGCCGTTGTGCCGCACATCCTCGATCTGCAAGTCATCGCCGTCAGTCTCGTAGATCACTTCGACTTCCCAAGTTTCGTCCCCCCGCTCCAGTTCATAATCGAAGTGGAGGGTGTAGCGTCCGCTGTATGCACCGTAGCCGTTCATGTGCTTGCTCCTCAGTTGCTATCCCAGTGGTGATAACCCGCGCCGTTGTCGCCACGTCCCATATCGTAGGCGTCTTCGCGCTCCTCGTCGGCCCGCTCCACCAGCACCACGGCAAGCTCCTGCCAGTTGGTATCGGTGTCGGTGCCGTACTTCACCCAACGCTTCAGGCCTTCCCAAGGCAGGGTGCGGAAATAGCTGCGGTCTTTCTTAGGCATTGGTTTGCTCCTTCTCGGATAGACGCATGATGCTGCGGATGTGGTGGGGATAAAAGAAAGCACGGCCCTTACTGCGAGCGTAGCTGATGCACTCGGCGTTAAGCTCTTGCTCCATGCGCCACAGTTGCGCCTTGGCCTCGTCGTACTGGCGCAGCAGGGTGAACACTTTGGGTTCGTCGGTCATGGTTTGCCCCTCAGTAGACTGTGATTTCGCGGCGGATACCCAAGCGATACTCGCGGTACATCGAACCGCCGCGCTCTGTGTCCTCGTCATCCTCACCAAGCCGCACCATCTCCCAGTTTGCCCGAAAGCGTGGCTCCCATTCCTCGGTGTTGAACGCCTGCTCGAACTCGCGCACCACAGCCCACGCTGCCTGCACGTAATCGGCATCGTCGTACCACTTCACATCGTCGTACTTCACGGTGATGATGTCGTCGTCCGGCAGGATGGTGCACCAGGCTTTTGGCCAGTGCTGCTCGATCCACGACACCACTTCGCTGGTCTCTGTCTCGTTCGCTGGGTAGAAGGCGAACATCACATCGCTGTAGTAGCCCATTGGTTTGCTCCTCAGATTAGCATCAGGATGAAAACACAGGCGGTCAGTGCGACCACCACGAAAACGGATTGCAGGGGGGTCTCCATGTTGCTTGCTCCTCTATGCGCGGGTTGCTCCCGCTTGGTGGTGTCTGTGTGTGACACGCTGTGTGTCACAGGTCAATGGGTTTCTTTACACTAGTCCGTTTAATCTCCCACAGGACACGGGCGACACCGCCGTTGCCCACAGGATCACGCATCTCTTTGAGCTTTTCGTTGCTGGTCGATGCGGCCCATGATCCCCGCGCAGGGATGTCCTTCACCTTGACCCAGCCAGCCGCCTTCAGGGATGCACCTGTCTCATCGTGCTGCGTGTAGGTGATGCAGCGCAGATACCCCATTGCCTTAGCGGCCCGCCAAACAGCCCCGTACAGCATCGAGTTGGCGTTCATTGTGCCGTCTGTGCAAGTGCGGTTGACCTCTAACGTCAGGCCATCGTCGAAGTGGCGGGCGACAGGTCGCCCTGCTGTCGCCACCCCTACCATCTGGTCACCGTCCCAAACTGATACGCTGAACTTGTGACCCCTTGGTGGCTTGTTATGCCTATGATGCTCGGCGACGAACGCAGCTGCGGCCCTTAAAGTGACGGGTCTTATATCTAACGTCACTCCACCCCCCTCGCGCGGATGGCAGACTGGAAGTCTTCCTCACCCTCCACCACGTTCCAGCGGGCGATGAACGCTAGCAGCCACTGCCAGTGCGCCCCCACCACCAGGAGTAGTTCGTCGGCTGACATGAGGGGCAGGTTGTTCGTGTCGCAGTATTCAGTCAGCAGGTCAGTCAGTGCCTCGGTGCTGTTGCT